GCCGTCAGTGGTTTCACGCAGTTGCGGCTGCGTTCGCACTACAAATGTCAACCTAAAGAAAAAGGCGCCAGGTTTGGCGCCCATTCCGAACTTCGGTGTCGTCGCTCGACGAAAGCCTAACTGTGGCTGTTACGCGGTGATGAGAACCTCTTCCCACTCGAAATGCGCCAAGAAGCCAGCCGCCGCGGATGCCGTCGAGGTGAAGAAGGCCACGTACGCGCCGGGGGCGAGAACGATGGATCCCTCTGTCTGCAACAGAATCGGCGCAGCCTGCGTGTCGACGGTGATGGCGCCGGTGTCCACCTTGCCGAGAACGCGTTGAACCCACGGGGCGGTAGGAAGTGTGCAGGACACGTCGACCAGACCAAGTGCCGTCGGCGCGACGCCGATGTAGTTGGACTTTGGGGCCGCCGGAGTGGTGTGAGTGACGTTCGTGGCACCGTTGTACCCGACCATAAGTCCGTACACGAGAGCTGCCGCAGGGGCCACTGGGAACGCCGCCCCGACTTCGAGCACGGACAAGTTCACGCCGCTTCCGAGTGGGTTGCTCAGGCACAATCCCGTGTACGTCGTGGCCAATCCGACGGTGGTAACTGTGGCCGCTTGGTTGGCGCAGTGGAAGAGCATTTTGTTCCGCGCCATCTCGTATCGGCGTCCATGAAACTCAGTGACGAGGCCGTCGCCGTAGGGGCCCGCCTGCTGGTCGATTACAGAAGCGCTTGAGAGGGGAGCTGAGGACAGTGTTCGGATGCGTACCTGATTCGTTGCCATTTTGTGATCTCCTTACAAGGGTGACTGTGTTATGTCCGCCCTAAGTACGTCGGGAGAATCCCAACTCGGCTGGACAGTGCTAAGCATTCGCGGAAGTTCAAAAATGTACGAGGTCAATACTCGCAGCTCGACGAGGATGCCGGCGAGTAGATAGTTGAGATCGATGCCGTCCTTGTCCATTTTCGCGTCGTATGTGGCAACTGGAGCGGCAGCGGCCCCTAGTGCTGTCATGACGGAAGCGAGCTGTCCTACGACGGATAGCCTGCCAGTCGCGTCCGACAGCGCCCTGCGGGTCAGACCAGATGGGTCGATGGCCCCGACGGGAACGGGGTTGGCAGTAGGAGCAACGCCCGCGGCGACGTTTCCCCCGATTGCCTGAAGTCCGGCAACACCTGCCGTCACCGTCGCTGTGCCGGCGACTTGGTTCGTGTTGGCGGACACGGCAATGCTGGTATCCGCATGCACCGCAGGGGTTAGCCTAGGCAGCAGCGATACTTGCACCACACCAGAGGATGCGGTCGTAAAGATCACGCGTAGATAGCGACCAGTGCAGGGGATTGACCACATGCCGTTAGCTGTGGCCGTCGTGACGGGGGCACCGCCACCACCTACGGACCAAGCCGCGACCGCAACGTATCCGGCGTTCATATCGTTCGAAGCGAACCAACTGACTGTTCCTGTCCACGTCCCGAACAGCTGCATCGTGACCGAGGCGTAACCAATCGTATCGAAGTTCGCAATGAGCAGCTGGCCCGTGACGTTGGCATTACCGTAGGTGACTCCGGGAGCGTCGGAGGCCACGATAGCCCCAAGCGAGTCCTTCTTCAGGTCGGTGCGGACGCTCAGCCTGACGTTCGAATTGTCGTCTGACGCCAAGTCGAGAACATTCGTCCCAGCGTCTACGGCAGCAGAACGCCCCTGGGCGATGACGGTCCAGTTGACGTCCAGGTCAAGCACGTTCAGACGGAAGTAGCGTGCAGAGGCTGAGAATGTGTAGATGCCATCTACTTCTACTATTTCTTTAGTTCCACATCCGGCTTCGCGCACCGTAACCCGCCGCCATGAGCCGTCCGTTGCGTCGGCGCTAACTTCGACGGCCACGTCACCAAATCCGGCACCCGTGAATTGTAGGACAACGCTCGCGCAGTTGACTGTGTCGATTGGGCTTGTGGGGCCAAGTGTGTTTAGAAGCATGTCGTCCTCTTCAGCTCAACAGAGCTACGCAGTCGGGGAAAATGTCGGCCGGCGAAACGGTAACGTTTCCATTAAGCGAATGGCCATTGATTGTTATTGATGTCGCGACACCGCCAAGTCCGCCGAGCGTAATTGCCGACGCTGCTCCCGCTGGGTCTGCTCCAACGTCCGAATAGGTCAACGAAATGTTTTGGGAAAGGTCGTAGCCATTGATCGTGCGCGCCGTTGCAACACCGCCGAGTCCAGAAAGCGTAACGGCCGCGGCTGCGCCTGCCGGGTCTGCTCCGACGTCACTTGCGGTCAGGCTGACGTTACCCGAAAGGGCCTTCCCGTTGATGGTTCTTAATGTTGGAACGCCGCCGAGTCCCGATAGGGTCTGGTCTCCCGTGTTGGTTCCGCTCAGGTTGCTTGCCGAAAGAGCACCGACCACCACGAGGCCTCTGTCATTGATCGTCGCCCGCAGATCAGTCGCGCGCGTTCCGCCCGTGTAGAAGCCGATCACTTTCCCAGCGGTTCCGGTGATGATCGCTAGGTTGCCTCCCATGTCGAGCAGGTACCCATCGAGTGGTCCCCCGCTGTCGTAGTTGGAGTTGTTGTATCCCGACGAATTCTTGCCAAGGTCGATGTACTTGTCGACATCAGAGCCGGTGTCCGCCGTGGCAACGAGGTCTGTGCTTGCCGAACCGTCCTCGGATAAGTTCTGCACGTTCGACTGAAGCGTGCCGCCGACTACGGTATCGTATGCCTCGATTGCGTTACCGGGCAACACGGCGGGCGTCCCCGTGCCCGTGCGGGTAATGGTACCGATGAACGTCGGCGAGTTGCTCGGAGCAAATCCAGTGTGGCCAGAGCTAGCAAAGTCGAGGTGAGCAAGTACCGCGTGGTCCGTGACGGTACCGCCGCCGCTACCTGCTCCGCCGGCCACGAACTGGCTCATATTCTCGACGTACGCGCCAGAGAGATCGGCTGAGCCTTGCTGGACGTATATCCGAGAACGAAGTATTCCGCCGAAGAAGCCGTTGGTTGCCAAATCCGAGAACGCAATCACTTGCGTGTTAGCCGCCGCCTTCGCCTCGTCTAGTGTGTCGAAATACGCTTGCCCATACGTGATAGCTACGATGGGGGTCGGCGCCGTGCTGGGAAACCAGTACACACGCTGAATTGTCCATTTGCCAGCGGGCACCGCTGTGCGCGTTCCAGCATTGTCGTAATATTCAGGATCAATCGTCGATGACAGGGCATTGCCGTAGCTGGTTCCCGATGCCGCCCAATAGCGATACGCCGTAACCGGAGTCGCCGCGTAGGAGTTTGGGTTGTTAGGGTTGTCCTTGCTCACTGAGGCGGCGCCATACAGTCGAACGGCGTGACCCGCGCTCTTGTCCAAGGTGAGCTGACCACTGTGGGACGTGAAGAAGTTCCCATCGACGTTGATGGAACCTCCCAGGGCATAGAACAGATCTTCAAGCGTCTTCTCGGCTCCCCAGGCAGGTGATGGGTAGTTAGAGACGGCGACGATCACGTTGCTACCAATCCCTGTCGACCAAGGCGTGCCAATTACCGAGATTCGTCGGCGGTCTGCCGCGCTGAAGAACGTGTTGGAAAATTGCAACGTCCCGACGCCTGGCTGGGTCCTAGCAATTCCAGCCCAGACCTTGAACAGCGTATCTAACCCGGAAGCCCCGACCATCGGTGTAACCGTGGCCGCGGCGACCGTAAGGGTCTCGATGACTGGGCTGTTCGGGTTGCTGGTATCGACGTAGAGTGTGTGGCCCGCAGAAATGTCGATTTGCGTGTGGTCTGAGGCGTTGATCGACAGAACACACCCGTCGATCACGCCCGTGTAGAGCGCCAACGGGATTCGGTCGGTCAGAGCTTTTTCGGCATCCGTGACGTAGCGCTTGTTCGTCGAGTCGGCAATGTCGTCTGTGGTGGCGTTTCCCGTGCCGACGATGAGCCCCTTCGCATCGACATTGACCTTGGTGGCGCCAGTTGCGGGCGCTATGGCGCCGTTAGAAGCAACGCCACCGAGTCCGCCCAGGGTGATTGCGGCGGCGGCTCCGGCATGGTCCGCTCCGACCTCGTCTGCCGTCGGCGTCCTTGCGGTTCCATCCCACGCGCCGCCGGTAACGTGCGCCCAGCCCGTCCCTGAGATAGCCGGCATCGAACCGGCGTCGCCCTTGTCGCCCTTTGCACCGGGAGAGCCCGGAGATCCGTCGGTTCCATCTCGCCCTGGTGTGCCAGGCGTTCCGGGAGATCCAGGATCTCCGGGATCGCCCTTGGCCCCACGAGGGGCAAGCTGGACCTGTATCGTCTGGATCTTCTGCGGCAGCTCGACCGTTATAGTTTTGATGCTGGCCATGGTTTACCCCGATACTGGCGCGGTTCCACCCTGGTAGACATCGATCCGCCCGAACAGTCGGAACGCGGGCACCGTTGGCGCATCACCGTAGGCCCCTTCCAGGTCAAGCCAATAGCTCGTCGGCATTTGGAACGCGTGCTCACACGACGGAATCTTCTTCATCTGGTCGGCACTCACGGCGATGGTCGCGGTGACGGATACCGTCGGGTCGTTAGCCACTGGGGAGCCTACCGTGATCGTGGGTGTGACCAACGCCGGCCAGCCCTTCGGGTCGGCGTCCTTGCGAATTTGCCCGGTAAGCGCCAGGCCGGTGAACGACGCGAGATCGGTCAGAAGTCCGCCCAAGACGAGGTCGAACGAAAATGCCTGCCCGGCGTTGACGGGGATTCTTCCTAGGTCAGACGGTTGCGACATCGACCCAAGCCTATCATCGCGAGCCGGCACTCGTCTACTTCACCAGCCAGTGGCGCTTGCCGCCCTGGTAGAGCCAGCCGGGAGCGCCCCACTCTTTCTTCCAGACCTGGATTGTCTCGCGGCCGTTGGGCCTGCATGGCGGGACCTTCCACGACTGACCCACGAGCGCAGGTGGGACCGTCATGTTTCCCTTGGCGTCCGGGTATGGAGCGTCAGCCGGCATGATGAAGTCGCCGCCCGGCGTGACCAGCTCCCCGTGAAGGGCGATACTGTCGATTCCAACGCGGTCGTCGAGGGGCTTGCCGTCGGGCCCGCAGAACTCAATCCACTGGGACATCACGCCGCCGTCTTCCTTCGCGATTTCCTTGATGCCTTCGGCGTGGCTCGAGTTGGCTGCCCAGGCAACCTCGGTCCTCGCCACCCGCTCGGCGCGCCAGAAGTCCGACTTCATAACCCCGTGAACCCTACCGATCACGCCGTCGAGCGTATCGCCGCTGGCCAGACCCACCGCCATCTCGCCCTGGAAGCGTTCTACCATCTGCGATCCGTAGCGGTTCATGCTCGTGGCGTGCTGGCGCATGAGCGACGGCCTGCTCTTGTCGATGACACCGGCGAACCGCGCGGCCTCCTCGATGGGCAGCACGGGCTCGTGGCCGCTGAAGTGCTTCTCCAGCTTCTTGTAGTCCCGCACGAGACCGTGCACCGATTCGATCTGCGCCTCGCGGCTCGCGGCGTTAAGCTCGCCGAGCATCTGGTCGTCGATGTAGAGCTGTCCCGCCTTGAGCTGCGCCAGTGCCCGGTGCAGATGGTAGGCCGTGAAGCTCGTGGAGCCTGGCCCCAGCTTCTCGAGCTTGGCCAGCACCTCGGCCGCGGCCTTGGTGTAGACGTTCCGCAGTCGCTCGACCGCGCCACGCTCGACTACTCGGTCGAGGGTCTTGCGGTGGGCTGCGATTACTTGCTCGTATAGCGACGGCACCTGCCCTCCAGATCTACACGAGCCCGGTGTGGCGCCCGAGCTGAATGGCGCACGAGAGAGGGCTCTTGTTCTCCGGCTTCACCTTGCTCCAGTCAATTTGCTTCTCCAGGTGCCGGCGCCGCCCGCGCAGCTTCTTGGGCACGCTGTTGATGTTCGGCCGCACGATGCCCTTGGCCTTCGCCGCCTCGCACATCTCGCATCCGGGATAGTAGTAATTCGGCGCGCCGCTGGTCCGGTGGCTGTTGCAGAGCACGTGGCCGTCGCGGGTTCGGAAGATGTTCTCTCCGGCTTTGCTTGGCATCACAAGTCCCTACCGAGTTCGACGGCGTCTGCCTCCTCGTCGGTGTGGACAGGGTCGCTACCGCACCATCCGTGCCTGGGCTGCGGAACATCGAGCGAGGCTTCCGTCGTCGCCATGGACTCGACGACCCGGCAAAAATCCTCGTCTGGCATGCTGGCTATTCCGGCGAGCTTGAGAGCGTCGTAGCACTCGATTAGCTCCTTGTTCACGGGGTGGCGTGGACACAGCCCGAGAACGCAATCGCCCTCGAAGCGAGCCAGCTTAATCCATCTTTTCCGCTTCGCCTCAATCTGTCTTTTTGTCATGTTCACCTTTCGGCATCACAAAGCAAAGGCAGCCCTCGTGCAGCAGGTCCAGCGCATCGGCAGCGTTGGCAAAAGTCTTCTCGTCGAGCTCGCCGTGGTCACAGTCGGGACGGACACACAGGTGGGAGGCGCACGGGTCACAGCACAGGAACACGACCGGGCCGCCGGCAAGCACGGGGCCGCTCCATTCCAGTGGCGTGGTGCCGATGTCGGCAACCGGCTGGTCTATCGGGAACATCGGATTGTTCATGGCTTTGTCGCCCTGGCCATTGTGCGCAGATTCGCGGCGATGATGGCGCACGTGTAAATAGTAGAATTGAGAGCGAGTCCCCTCAATTCGTCCTGCTCAATATCCAAGCACCTCTTTGCATCCCGCGCGAATGCGAGCGCGTGGTCGGCAGCGCAAAGAAATGCTTCTCTCCCTGTCACACTGAACTCGCGAACCGGGCCTTGAACTAGACCTGGGAGCTTCATCGCCGCCCCTGCGCCACGGTGAGAGCCGCGTCTTCTTCGGCCCCTCGCCTGCGCTCCGACCAGAAGGCCCGGCGCTGCCTGCGGTTCATGCGGGTGAGAAATCCTGCCGCCGTCTCCGTGATCTGCACCGCGGTCTTGGGTGCGGCCGCAAGTGGCTTCACCTTCTCGCCGAGCTGTTCGGCCAGCCGCTCAGCCGCCTCGCCATCTGCGTAGAAATTGCCTTTGCTGTCCATGGTCTGTTCCCTTTCCATTTGTGTGGTCGTTACGCGGCCTTTGCAAAGCTCAGGTCCCACTTGTGTGCGTAGCATTCAAGTTCACATGGGCCGATGTACGCCAAGAACCTGCGCGTCGACTCGATTCCCATGTGCAACCGGCCACGACGTCCGTGCGCCAGATAACGCTTGGTTTCGAATCCAAGTTCGTTGAGCTTCGCGCGAAGGGTCTCCAGTACATCCTCGGAATACCTCTCGCTGCACAGGAGCACTCCGTTGCTCATAGAGCCGTCTCCGTAGTACCAGTGACGAAGTACCGTAGGGGACAAGACCAGATCCTCGGGCGCCTGTTTCCTACCACTTGAATACCAACGCATCCGTTGCTCAGCGAGTGAGCGCGAGAACAGAGACGTCAGTCGAATGCGATCCGTAATGATCCTCTTCCCCTTGTAGTCATACCATCCCTTGGATGGCGCCAGCTTAAGCGGCATCTGAGCTGAAAAGAGTCGGTGGAGCATTTCTACATGTGCCCTGTTCGTCCTCGCCACAGTCATGTCGAAGCGGGCCACTGTCTTGCTCGGAGACCAAGCGTAGGCTCCATCACCAAGCAGCTCCCCGTCTAGAATCTCCATAATCGGATTCAGTTCGTAGTCGTGCAACGATCGCAGACGACTTTCCCCGCTGCCAATGATCTCGTTGCGCTTGCGAAGCACAAGCAGGACGCCTGATTTGCTCATGCCCATCTCGGACGCTACCCGCCTCGTCGTCAGGCCGGATGCGTACAAAGACGAAATCTTGTCAGCCCGTTCAGGGCTTGTTCTTTCCCCGCGTGGCATCTACGTCACCTCGCATTGGTTCTGGTTTTTCACCAGATTCGATCTCGCGCTCTCGGTCGTGGACCGCATCGTGACACAGCGCACACAAAACGTGGAGCGCCGCAGTAACGTTGACGTGACCAAGCTTGATGCCCCTTTTGAGATCGGCGCGTTTCCTGGCATTGGGATCCCTTCGTATCTCTTTAGGATGCCCAGAAATATGGTCAACTGTCAAATCCTTCTTGGGGGAAGGACAGTTTTCATTTGAGCATTTCCAACCGCCTTTTCTGAAAATCCCCAAAACCAATGAAGGATTTAGTCCACCTTCCCCATTGCTTTCGAGGGTCGCGCCCGCGGCCTTGGCCTCGCGGCGGATCTTCTTGAGGCACAGCCGCTCCTGGGCTGACCACTTCTTGGGCTGTGGCTTGTCCTGCGGTTGCTTCTCGTTGGACCTAGCGTAGTCGACTGCTGGTTTTCCCATTGTGCTTCCAGTTTACGCCGATTGGTCGCCAGGCATAGCCACCGCCATCCTGCTTTCATCCGGCCCCATCCGCACCTCGGCCACCACCTTGCTCGGCGCCCTCGCGGCCCACTGCTCCATGTTTTTCCGGCAGAACGCACAGAAGAAAGCGACCGGGAGGGGCACGTACTTCTTGGGCTCGCCGCAGACGTTGAACTCGACCCACGGGACACCCGCTGGGCTGCGAAGGAACATCTTGACCGCCAACGTGGGTTGGTCCGCCTCGAATTCATCCGCCGGCCAGAACAGGTTAATCGTCCCTATGGCCTTCGTGGTCCGGCAGTGGGTGCAGAGGTGTCCGCGCAGGACCTCCTCGCGCCAGACTTCACGCGCGGTCTTCACACCGCCGAATGCCTTCTGCAGGTGGATCGTCGCGGGTTTCTTACCGGGGGCTTGGGCCATCGTGGTTCTCCGTGATGATGCGCGTGGAAATGTTGGTGAGGAAGTCTCGGCAGCGGTGAATCTGACATCTTATGATGCCGTCCCTGTCGGGTATCCGGCAACCCATGAGCCTGTCTGCGAGAGCCCCCAGCTCGGAAGCGGCGCTGGCCAACACGACAATGTCTCGATCCTCCAGCTCGCGGCTTAGCCTGGCCTTCTCGGTCTCGAGTGTGGCGATGCGGTCGCTGAGTGTTTTGTTGTCCTCAATAAGCTGCGCCGTCGTCGCGATGCACCGAGGATGCGAATCTGGCTTCGTCCGCGTCCAGATTGTGCCCTCGTCGGCGAGCGCATATCGTGCGCTAATACCGTCTTTCATCAAGCCCTCAACGTACGCACCGACGTTCCTGGCGAAATGCAGAGAGTCGACCACGAAGGAAAACCCAGGCGGGTCGAGGATGAAGCACTCGCTTCCGATGGGTGGCAATCTCAGAATGTCTGTCTTGGGCTGTGGCATCTGTTCCTCCACACCTATTATTGTGCGCCCGAATCCGTTTTCGGCAGGCCGAGGGCCTCGCGCACCGTTTGCTGCGGATAAGCTGCCCGCCATTCCTTGGGCACGCCGAGGTCGTGGTTTGTTGGCCAGCCCGTGAGCACGTCGCCTGCCACGCGCGCGACGTAGGCCATCTTCGCCGCGGCACCGCCGGCCAGCTTGGTCTTGTCGAAGCTTCGGTCCAGCCACGCCGCGAAGGTCTCGGCCCAGTCCTCGTCCGGGTGCTTCTGCCCGTAGCCCTTCCCACTGTCGAGCACGTACTCGACGAAGTCCGGGCTGTTCTCCTTCACCGGCCACGAGCCGCTGGTCTTCGGGTACGGCTTCGTGAAGTCTCCGAAGGTCGCCGTCCAGTCCGGTCGCTTCCACAGCTCGAACGCATACCCGACCGCATGGCCCACCTCGTGGCGCACGCCACGCTCGATGTTGAACCAGGTCATGGGATAGCGTGGCTGCGCCGCCTGGAAGAGCTGCTCGGTGGCAAGGAACCACGGCAAGTTGATCGTCAGGGCCCGGTCGGCGCACCAGAAGCCTGAGTCTCCCAGCGCGAAGATCGGATCGAAGTGCATGATGCCGGCGGCACGGAGGTCTGCGCCAATCCGGTCGATGATGTCCTTGAGCTTGCCAGTGGGCACGAGGTTGAGACGCGCCACGGGCGTGTCGAGTAGCTCCGGCGTCAGCTCCTGGTCGAACAGCGGCTCTGCCTCGCCGTAGGTGCGTGAGATGCGAGCCCAGGTCGCGGGGCCGCGCATGGCCATCGAACGATCGTCGATGAAGAGGTCGACCAGTGGCTTGCCACACTGGCCGTCGTCGATGGCATCGAAGATCCCCGCGAGCTCACGGTTGACGAAGTCGATCATCTGCTCGTACCGCGCCCGATGCAGGTGCCGTGAGGCAAGCCAGCTGCGACGGTCCATCGGCGCGGCCCCCGCTCGCACGAGCGGATCGAGGAGCGGGTCATAGAGCAGCGCCCGGCTAGCCCTGGCAGACCAGAGCAAAAGGACGTGGCCTGCTCTCTTCAGCGCAAGTAGGCCTTCCTTTGCGCCTGGAATGAACTCCATCGGAGTCACCAGGTCATCGTACGGACGGTCCTGGCTGACGACTGTGCCGTCCCAATCGATCGCTATCCTCATCGTTTCCCTACCTGCCCTCGTTCAATTCCTGCAGCGACTGCCCCGCCAAGTCCGGGGGCGGTGGCTCCTTCTGAATCTCCGCGAGCTCGGCCTGTGGGTTTTCCACGTGGAACGCCGAGGCGATCTTCCTGGTGGCCGTGACCGCCGAGATGAGGCGCCCGCCGCGCGCTTGCACGGTGGCCTGCACGTCCTGCAGCACCTCTTGCGAGCTGGGTTGCGAGAATGGGGGCCAGACCAGCTTCAACTGCGCTCCTCGCACATTGCCGAGCTTGTGGTCTTGCAGCTTGCCATCGTCGCCCACCTTCGGCGGTACGGTGATCGAACTTCGGATGGTCGTGCCCGGGAGAATGCGGTTGCCCTCGCCATCGCTCTCGTCAGGTCCGGCTGGACGGCCCTGGTCCAGCTTCCGCGCAGCCCTGACAAGTTTGTCCATGAGCAGCACCGCTCCGCGGGCGCCGTACTGAGTGCGAAGCCGGGATGCCTTTGCGAACATCGCCGCGGTCCGCTTGTTGATCTCGGTGGCCGTGACGCTCGCGCCGTCGGTGGTCCGCTGGTCGGCCAGCACGCACTCTGCCACCTGCAGCGCCTTGTCCTCGAGGCGGTCGGATTCCTTGGCAGCAGCTTCCAGGCTCGTGCCGTTCGTCTCTGCAAAGGTGAGTGTGCCACCCTTCTCGAGCTTCACCGCTTGCTTGCTGCCCTGGGCGACCTTCTGCAAGTTGCCGTCGCTCGACACCACTGGCGTCGGGTCGGCGTTGCGGATGGCGCCGCCGTGAATCTGGCTGTCCAGCTCGCCGATGCGCTCGAAGTAGTCGTATGAGCCGAGGCAGTCCGAGTCGCCGTCGATGTCGCCAGACACTTCGAGGTTCGGGATCCACTCGTAGGGCACGAAGCCGAGGTTGTGTCGGTGCATCTCGGCGACGTTCAGCGGGTTATCCCAGTCTGGCTCGCTGGCACCGTCGCCCACGGCCTGGGGCTTCCACAGGCAGTCGACTTCTCGGTCGATGATCCGAAGGTACCAGAAATTCTCTTCGCGCCACTCCCCGGTCTGGTCGTCGCGCACATCCTGCGGGTACATGTAGCGGATTTCTATCTTGAGGAGCTGACGTGGATCCTTCGGGTCGAAGGTCGGGAAGCACCATCGCGCGTCCAAGTCTTCGAACACCACGCGACCGTCGATGATCTTGAAGCCAGGCACCGCCGTTCCGATGGCGCCGCCCATGTCGCGCGCGTGACCCATCATCGCCCACAGACCGCGATCTTCGGTCACAGCCTGTATCCACGCCTCCGTTTCGACGTCGCCTGGCACCTTCCACATTGGATTCTGCTGCTCGCTGAACAGGAGTCCGGTGAACCGCGAGACGATCAGCTTGCACAGGTGGCAAGGGACGCTCGGCCGCCGGAAGCGCAAGGGCAGGGGCTCAAGCTGGCCGCCGATGTCCTGGTATCCGTTCGGAAGAGCCGCCGAGCTGACGATGCTCGCCCGTGCCAGCGTGTCCGTGTGCGGGCTGCCGTCCCACGCCGTCGCACAGTCGTCGTGTTGCTGGGTGCGGAAAAAGGCATAAAGCCTCGACAGCGTGACTTGCCTGGGAGACAGCCCGAGACGCTTCATCCGTTCGGCGACGAGCATCTGGTCTGCAGACGCTGCAACAACTTCGGTCCCCGTGCCTACGTCTCTTCGAATTCCGCTTGCCATGGTCGCATCCTATCAGTTCGGTTTGTTCGTTGCTGCCGCTTCTACCATCCACTGAGGTTGAGCTTGATAGTTCCCGTCGGGGGCGGTGGGGGCGGCGGTGGGCCGCCAAGTCTCTCGCCCTCTTTGGCAAACCACGAGCTCATCAGTGAGTCACCTGTGTGCGCGTCCGGGTGGAACGCCAACACCTCGTTGAGCCAGGTCTCGACCTCCGGGTCGCATATCCCGTTGTCGTTCGGGATGATCCACTTGCCGTTCGCAAACTCGACGCCCATCGCCTCGACGCCGAAGCTCGGGTCTGCTTTGTTCTTCCCAGTCGTGAACGGCAAGATCGGGATCGCCGTGTACTTGGTCATCAGCTGGCAGATGTAGTCCTGGGCCTGCACGTTCTCGACCACGAAGATGCCGTGGAAGCGCTGGTGCATCTCGATGATCATGTTCATGATCTCGTCGGCGGCGAGACGTCCGGCTTCAATCCACAGCACTTGGCGGTCGCCGTTCGGGTGAATCAGGAGCGCGAAGTAGACGGTTCTCGCGTTGGCCTTCTTCCTACCCACGCCAAGATCGACGCCGACGTAGACCTTGCAGCCGGCTGGTATTTCTCGAAGGGCGTAGATCTGCGTCTTACCCTCGCCGCGTGCCTTGCACTTATCAATCCACGCCTGCTTGATGCGCGAGTCCTTGTCGTCCACTGGCTCACAGTCGAGCTGGATCTTGATCTCGGCCGGCTTTGAGCTGAGTTCCTCGCGCTTCTCCGCGATGCGCTCGAGCGGCCACACCTCTGGCCACGCTGGCGTTCCGTCCTTGTGCTGGATCGGGAACTTGTAGGCGTGAAAGCGCCGGTTCCTCGCCAGCACGTGAAGCAGGTCCTCTTTGTGGAAGACGTTACCGATCGCGATGATGCGCCCCCGGCGGGTCATGCGGCCCGGGATCGTCTTGATGTACCAGTCCAGCGTCTCCCTGCGGTTGTTCTCTGTGCGGGTGTTGTCCCGGTTGAGAACGTCGTCGAGGATCGCGACGTCGATGCGGCTGCCCTGAATGTTCGAGCCAATGCCGACGACCTGCACCGAGGGCTGAGCCGCGCGGGTCGGTCGCTTGACTGTGATCTGCCCGCTGTTCCACGGCATCGACGGATCCGGAACCAGGTTCGGGAACACCTGGTGCAGCTCCTCCGACTCGAGAATGTACCGAGCAATCAGGCCGGCGATCTTCTCGGCCTGGGTCGTGTTGTTCGAGACGATGGCGAATCGGAGCGTCGGGTCCCGCCCGAGCATGAACAGCGTGCGGGCGATGCTCAGGTTAAAACTTTTCCCGGCCTCGGCGAACGACCAAAGAATAAGCCGGTCGTGCCTGTCGGCGAGCGCGTGCCACGCCTCGTGCATCGGGCACAGGTCGACGAGACCACCCGTCTCCTCGTCCCGCATGACATACGAAACGAACGCTCGAATGTCGGTGCGCGCGAGCTCGCAGAGTTGAGCCTCGGCAGTTTCGAAGCCGTACTCGAGATCGCTCTGTTTGGCTACCGCCAGCATCGCCTAGCTCCGCATCGGGATCATGCCGACTTGAACTGGAGCCGCCGGCGGCTTCTTGTCCGGTGCCTTGATGGATTGGGCGTCGACTGACTGCGAGGTGCGCAGAAATGCCGGCGGCATCGCGGACGGGACGATGTCGACCGGCTCCCTGGTCGGTTCGAGCTTCGGCGCGACGTTGGCGCCCACCTCGATTGCGTTGGCGATGGCCAGCTCAACCTTCTGCTTGTCGAGCACCTCCTTGGCGATACGGGCCGCCCTCACCATTCGCGACGCCATTTCCTCAGCCGACAGACCGTCGTGCCGGGTCTCGGTCTTGATGGGCCCGCCGCCGGCGCCAGTCAGCTCCACCCTGGTGGACTCGTTGCCGAACTCCTTCGGGTAGCGCTTGGCCAGTCGCCACTGCGCCGCCGAGATGTTGCCTTCAACCACCGCCTTGAACAGCGTCTTCATGTCCTGCTGACCTGAAAAGTGTCGAGCCTTCAGGTAGTCGGCACGGAACTTCTTCAACTCCGTTGGCGCGTCCGACTGCTTGCCTCTGCGAATCCACTGGTAGATCGTCTCGCACGTTATGCCGGCGACACCGGCTGCCATCTGGATCGGACAGCCGATCTTGATGTTCGAAATGAAGGCCTTCGCGCTCGCCTTGTCCAGCTTGTATGGTCCAAAGGACCGGCGCTTGCGCGGCTTCGAGTCCTTGCCGCCCTTCTTTCTTCCGGGTCGTTTCCGCGGTGGCTTTTCAGGACCTTCGATGGGCGCAGGTGCTGCCGGGGGAGCGCCTGGTGAGATCATCAGGGTTTAGTTTACTCCGCACTCGGCGCTTCCGTCGACTCCGCTTCCGTAGCCGCAAGGTGCAGATTCACGATTTCCACCATCCGATAGGCTATGGCTCCAAGTGATCGAATATCCTCCACCTGCCCCAACTTCTTCATCGCGGCCACGAGCTTCGCATGAGCTTCCACCGGCGCAGTCATTACCCTGTCGGCCGCCGTGAGCGCGTCGCACAGGCTGTCCAGGTCGCGCAGCTGCTTGGGCAGGAAGGCAAAGGTAGTGGATTCCCTTCAGCTGCTCGGACAGCAGCTTGAGGTGGCTCTTCAGCTTCTCGAGGTGGCGGCGCCAGTCCGAGACTAGGTCTTGGCGGAGCATGCGCGCGTAGGCGTTCTTGCCCGGCGTGGTGGCGACCTTCATCGCAAGGAGGACGGCCGCCGCGTGCTCGAGCTGGTCGGCGGTCTCGTTGGCGCACGTTTCCAGCTCCGGGACGTCCGGCAACGCAACAACGGCCCCCAACTGCCGGACGTCGGTGCCGGCAGCCAGGTAGCCGATGAGACTCGAAAAGAGACTTACGTCGCTTGCGTGGATGGCGTCCGGTGGGTAGCCAGCCTTCAGAGCGATGAGCGGGCCCGTGAAGCGCCCGGCACAAGGCACCACCACACGGGGGTACTTTGACCGGGCTGCCTTCATCAGGGGCAGCAGGTGCTGTCTTGCCTGCGCCGGCGTTATGCCGAGAAACAGCGATGGGAGTGAGAGTGCCCCCCTCATTCCTCGAGCTCGGCAACCGTAATGCCGAGCTTCTCACCGAGCCAGCGTGCCACCTGTAATCGGTGACAGCGCGTTCCCGGGACTCGGACGTCTTCGTAGCACAGCAGCACAACGCCGCGCGCATCTGGCTTCGTCATCTGGATGTCCTTCAGTTTCTTGGCGATTGCCTTGGGATCCAAGCGCCCGAGGATGTCCTCGAACGCGTCATCGAACACCTTGGCGCCGCCTGGGAGCTTCGCAGCCTTGAGCATCTCGAAGGTGGGTGCCAGGTCCAGGCATCCGACCGTCGTGTACGGCAGCTTCCAGCGCGGTGGCATGCGGGTCACTCGGACCGCTACCAGGCCACTCGTCGCAATGGCCTTGTTCGAGTAGCGCGAGGTGTAAATGATGTCCGGACAGCTGGCGTCGAACCCGCGTTTCCCCGCTGAGGGCGGAGTGTCCTGCGCTGGACGATGTCCGGATGCAGAGGTGGTCTTTCCTGTCGTGTCGTCACTAAAGCTCATCTGTACCATTGGTTCTACCCTTCCCTTCGGTTTCTTCTTTTGGCGGCGAGACTCGTTCTTCGAGCCACGCCTTGCATACCTGCCCAGCCGAGGTTTGGGTCCGCTCTGCTTCTTGGTCAATGGCAGTGCGTAGCCCGGCTGACGGTCGGAATGAAATGGTCTTCTGCGGCGGTTCGGTCGTGAGTTGCTTGGCCAGCTGAACCGGGGTAACCCCGGCAAGTGCAGCCTCCTCAATCAGAGCCGCCCGTAAACGCTCGGTGTCCAGTCCTCCTTTCGTGTTGGCCATTTGTAAACATTATTCCGGTTTGCGAGCGTTGTCAACAGTGTGTCGCCTGCCATCATGTGGCGGGCATCTCCCCGTGTCCAGCATGGGATTCCGCGGCCGGCGACTCCTCTTCTGCACGTCGCCTGCGCTCCTGCTCGACGGCTGCCATGACCCTTTTGTCGATGATCCCGTCGATTGAGCTGTCGAGTAGCTTGGCCGTCTCGACTGACGGGAAGGCGCGGCCACTCTCGAAGGCCGATATGGACGCCCGGCTGATTCCGCTCTCTTCCACGAGCGTCTGCTGGCTGATCGCCAAAATTGCCCGAAGCAACCTGATGCTCTTCATCGTCTATTTGACAGGTGTAAACCCGTCGGCTTACGCGTGTCAACATGCAACTCCCAATTATCGAAGGATTCCTGTCGGGTCAGCCACCCTTGATCTCGGCCAGTATTTGTATGTGAGTATCATTTTGATTTACCGCTCTCCGGTGCTGCGGGTGCTGGCTGTGCGGCCGGGGCGTCGGCAAGTTCGGCGGCCACGCGTTCATGGAGTCCCAGCTCGTAGGACCCCGCCTCTCCGAACCGGCTTTGCCCAATAATTAGGATTTAATGCGATGACTGGCCGAATTATTGGGCAGCCGTCGGAATTATTGGGCAGGAGCTAATTGCTGGGCAAAGCCTTTTCGTGCACCGTTCGCACGTATGCTCGTCGCCGCAATCGGGGCAGTCGTGCACAGGGCACTCGCCGTCGCCAGCTTCAAGTTGGCACTTGCATTTCTTCGGCAGGGCGAGGCGGACTTCCGCTTCGGCGAAGGCAAGCGTTCCATCCTCGTTGCTCAGGCGCCCACGGTTCTCAGGTTGCTCCCAGAATGCCCGCAGACGCTCCTGCATCTTCTCTTTCTCGTCGCTCATCGTCTCTCCTTTGGCATCTGACGGACACGCAGGTCGTCGTCTGGCCACTCCATCATCTTACGGACTCGTCGAAAGCGGCGATGATGGCGCGCTCCTCTTCCGTAAGTCCAGCCGCGTAGCGGCGCATCTCTTCGTCGAGGTGCTGCCTATCGGACTCGGTGGGCGGTCCGACGTAGTTCAGGGGCTGGCAGCCAACGATCTCTCGGGCGATGGCCACTGATAGCGGGTCTGGCTGCGCCGGCAGGACGTCATGGTCGCGGAAGGTGTGGTGAAGTCGGTATCGCGCTGGGTACTCGTCGTACTTGCTGGTTGGCATAGTCGGTCTCCTCTCGGGTGGGCTCGTGCTCCCCCATGGCGACCGCCTCCAGTGAGACGGGCGCGAGCGGGGCGCGAGGCTAGTCCGCGACGTTGCGGATGCCTTCTGGGCGGTACTCGCGTTGCTGAATCACGCGAAAGAACCCGCTGGGAAGCTTGATGCGCCCATGTTCCTCGTGGTCCAGCGTGACCGGCGCCTTGACGTCGAGGTATCGGTCGAGCGTCTTCGCGTCCATGAACAGCGTCGCATCCATCGACGCAATGGCGTGGGCGTGGCCGGTAACTTCACCGTGGGCGAGGACGATCCGTCCGCCTTCGCGATCCACCTCTTTCGTGACCGCTACCCGGTCACACTCGATGATTGCAACGTCTCCCTGTCGGTACATTTTCGGTTTCTTGGTCATGGGTCGTTCCTCCTAGGTTTCGATTGCCGGTTTGTAGTTCTTCGCTTCGATGCCGAATGTCCAGGCTACTGCTTCTCGTGCCGTCTCGATTGTCGGAGGCACGCGCAGATAGTAACTCTTAAAATGCCCGTCTGGCTCTGCCGTCGAGTTCACGACTCGCACCATGACGAGAGCTTCGTCGCCTGGGATTTCCTTGCGAAACAGCACGCCGCTCTTGTCGCGGTGAATTGGCTCCACGCCACTGTCTTGCAGGTAGCGAGCCTCACCGTACCGTTCGAGCATGACCCGGCGGACCTCGGCGTTGTTCTCGGCGTCGATGCGCGCGACGGTCAGTTGCTCGGGGTGCAAGATTACGTCGTCGGGAACGTTGACCCCGTGCCACCGATAGAGAGCGTAGCCATCGGCAAACGCCAGGGCGGGACCATCCTCGCAATGCAGTCGTCCTTCGGCTTCGGTCATTCGGCAGGCAGTTGGGCGCTCGCTGATGACCACGTAGTTCTCGAAACACCACCACCAGCAACACGACTGCGCGATGTCGCGCCACATGTTGAGCTGGCTAGATCGTTTGTCGTCGAACGTCACGCCGACAACGTCGCGGCAGAACAGGTAAAACGCGATCCAATACGCTTCATGCTGTCCCCACCACGAATCGGCCAGCGAGGACCGCAGCGAGGACCCCAGCGAGGACCCCAGCGAGGACCACAGCGAGGACCACAGCGAGGACCCCAGCGAGGACCCCAGCGAGGACCCCAGCGAGGACCACAGCGAGGACCACAGCAAGGACCACAGCGAGGACCGCAGCGAGGAATCCAGCGAGGACCACAGCGAGGAATCCAGCGAGGACCCCAGCGAGGACCCCAGCGAGGACCACAGCGAGGACCGCAGCGAGGAATCCAGCGCATCCGGGATCTTTTCTGTAAGGTCGCCGACGAATTTCTTCCACTGATCCGATTTCAGTACGTGCAGCGCGAGCAACGAAGTGGCTGGCGACTCGCACCAAATAACGATCGGCTTTGTCGCTACGCCAATCTCTGCGCGCATTGCCATTATGGCGGCCTCGGCTTTCTCTCGATCAGCGCGGTCAGTGCAGGTGCCGACGCGGAACCATTCGCTGCGGAATTGCGGTAAGAGAGCCTGCTGTGCTTCGGTGAGCTGCGTAATCTTTCCCATGATCTTCTCCTCGTTGCCTATTCACAGCGACCCTAGTCCAGGTACTTGATGACCGTAATCCCGTCATTCCACGGGCACGAGCCGATCATCAGCGCTGGCCTCCAGTCGTGCTCCTCGCCGTCTCGAGATGTCCCGCCAACCGAGGCGAGGCGCGCACCGGGAAACTTCGCCGCAACCTCGGCGAGCGCGTCGAGTTCGGCCTCGCTCGGGTTCAGAAGGTCGTTATCGTCGGGCTCGATCGCGTCCTTCCAGGCAATCCAGTCGGCGCCGATGTCGTGGACGATGCGCTCGTCCCGGTAGACGCCTCCCATTTTGTCGACCAGGCCGGCGGCTAATCCCTTCTGCAGGCGCGTGCTTCCGTGGGCGAGGATCCAGGCGTCGCGCTCCGCGATGACCGCCGCTTCCTCGGCGGCCTTCCGATCGGCCTCTTCCTTCTGCCGGCGCGACAGCTCGATCTCGGCGGAGGCTCGGGCCTCCGTGGGTAGCTCGTCGGCCAGCGCGCTCACGTGATCCGGGCCCGGGTTTGGCGTCACCTCGCGCAGGTATGGGGTATTGCCGTAGGTGGTGTGTAGTGCCCACTCCGACGCCGGGATGGTCGCCATCATGCCCACCACGCGGTCGATTCGCTCCTTGTACTCGCGCTTGAAACTTTCCTCTTTCTCGCGTGCCAGTTCGGCCAGTAATCGCGTCGCTGCTGCCGCCTGTTCGTGCCGAGCCATGGCTTCCTCAACCGTCAGCACATGGTCGGTCGTCCAGAACACGTTGCAGCCAGTGTACTCGGCTCCGCACGACAGCGGCCACAGCTTGCCGTACGAGTATCCAGCGATTGTGCCGACGCCCGTGCGTTGGTAGATGATTCCGCTATCGGACACCTGCGCCAGCTTGCGCTTGATTGCGTCGGACGCGTCCAGCTCGAGCTCCACCGTCTGGTAGCGGTTGACCGGCGTGCCGGCCAGTGCCAGCGCCGTGCGGGCTGCTTCGGAGATTTCGTAGGTCGCCTCAATCTTGACTGTCGTTCCCATGGTCTTCGTCTTTCCGCGGCCACCTGGCCGCTCATTCTTGCTGGCTACCTGCCAGCTGGTGGGCGTCTTGCCCGGCAGCCTCGCGAGTTGTCGTGGGGCTGCCGCGCACGAGGCGCGGGCGTCTACTTGGTGGGCAGGTAGATCCTCTTCCCGTCGATTACGACGAACTTGCGATCTCCGAGCATCCACACCGCTCGCATCACGTTGCGCACCGTCATCCCGCACAGGTAGGTGGCTCCCGCCGTCAGCCTATCGTAGGTCGTCATGGCAGGCACACCCCAGCTTCGAGCGTCCAGCCAGCGGGGCAAGAGGCATCGCGCGTGGTGGTGTGGATAGTCACCGGGGCATCCTTCTCCTCGGTGCCGACCGTGGGCGCCGGGTGCACTTCCGAGGCGACGATCCCGCCGTGGGCCGCGCGGTCGGGCGTCTCGTCGGCCTTGGCCTTGTTGCAGGTGAGTGCGAGCGCGAGTCCGAAAGCGCACATGAGCAAGTCTTTTCGGGTAATCATTTTCGGTCTTCTTTCTCCGGCACCTGCCGGGGTTTCGTGGAGGGAGCCACCTGGCCACCTCGTCATCTACAAATACAGAGTAGCGCGGCCGTATTACGTACGCAAGATAAATAAACTTATCGACGACAAATAGGCTCACAGCGCGTTACCTGGCGTGTGCTTGCACAGCTCGGTCGTTACCAGTCGCCGCTCGCAGGCCTCGAACCGTTTCTGGTCGCAGTGGGGCTCGCGGCAGTTCTCACACTCGGACAGCTCTGGGGGACAGTCGGCAACGATGCCGAGCGCAGACAGCAGCCAGGCGATCACCGACCCACCTCCGCCATGAGGTCGCGGTATCGCTCGCACACAGTCGACGCTGCAACCTTGCCCGCCGAGAGCAACCTGCACACGCTTTCGATCACGCGCTCTCGACTGACGGCTTGCAGGACTTGGCGCTGGGGCTCGGTCAGGTGTGGGTGGCCGGTCAGCTCGTAGTCGGCGTAGTAGGCGTCGGTCACGGCTAGTCCTCACGGCCCAGCTGTCGAAACCACCAGTTCGCGTCGGAGTTGTACGCCTGCCACTTCGCGCGCCATCGCTCAATAAGGTCTGGGCCGTCGCACGCTTGGCACACTAAAGGGTTTCCGCCTGCGTCCTTCGTGCTGTTGGTGTACTGGCAGCGCCAGACGTCGCCGACCTTGAATTTGTATCCGCACAGACAGCAGCGGAAGTTCGTGCCAGGTCCGCGGCCTGACCACTTGGCTTTGCATTCCGCCTCGGTCGCTACTCGTGGCTTTCCGTCGATAAAGCTCACGGCGTCTCCCTGTACTGATCTGGGTACAGCATCACGTGCTGTGCGCGCGAGTCTCCGAACGGGAATGGCAGTTCGCGGGATGCAAAGTCTCGGGCCTCGGCGCTCAGTGGCTCGTCGATTTCGTACCAGGCTCCATCGTCCTGGCGACGCGGACGGCGCAAGATCGCCGTGTGCCCACAAAGCGGATGACCTAACTCGGTGATTCGTACTCGGGTTGGGCGGCTCACGGGCGCACCCGCTTGAACGAGATGTCAGCAAAAGGACCGGCGCCGTCATCAGCTTCGAAAGGATTCACCCGCGACCCGATGGCCTCCAGCTCAATGTCGAGCTCCACCGGCGTTCGCGGCGTCTCGAACGCCCACTCGGGCCGGGCAATCTGCATGCTCGACTGCTTCACCTCGCCGGCTTGCAGTCGCAGCGCGGCCTCGGCGTGGGCCTGGAACGAGACCATTTCCTCGATGGTGAATTCTGGAGCGGGGGCGGTCAGGCGGGCGATGAGAATGAGTAGGGTCAGCATTTTAGGTCTCCTAGGGTTATTCGGACTCGGTTTCGACGGCAGGCAGGGTTTGCGTGCTCGCCAACTCGGTGTAGAAATTCTCGTGGCGCGTGGGCGGTGTCTGGACGTAGCCGCCGATCTTGGACATCAGCTCGGCGAAGGTCTCGCGCGGGAGCGCCAAGGTGGGCTCGTCGAAGTCGTCAGTCCGTGTCGTCGTGTCCATGATTGTAGTGTCGCACGGCCGTAATACGGTTGCAAGAAAGAATCGCCATGCCGGTGCGTTTATTTCTGACGCTCTATTCTGCCTTGGGCGCCGGCTCGACGGGTGGTCCCGCGGCTGGCACCTCTTCTGCCGCCGGCTTGTCGAGTCCGAGCTTCCGGCGAATGTAGCTTGATTTGTCCATCTTAGCGGCGTTGGCCATAGCCGTGAGCTTGCGGCGCTGGCCGCGCGTGCACCGAAAACTGGTGCAGACCGACTCGCCGTCGGCGAGCCCTAGATTTGTGTGCTTCGTGCTTTGATTTCCCATATTAACCTCGTACCACGACCGTGTTACAACGGCAACGCCTACGTTGATTGTTCGGGTTTGTTCTGTCGCGCAGTCGCGCAGGGAGTGTTTCGTTCGCCTTTGCGATGAGAGTTTCCCTTGCCCACTCGTCCAGGCCCTTGCCTTCTACCGCCGCTGCGGATGAGCACCGATCCTTGTCGTCCCTATCCATGAGGCACGCTACCTTCGTCCGCTTGGCAGATGGCGGATTCCTCTTCTTCCCGCCCCTTGGAAGAACGGTGTTTAGCAGCTCACAGTCCATGGACAGCTTCTCGAACCAGCGCATCTCGGCCTCTTCGCTATGACTGTCCTGGCACGTCTCAAGCGCGACGATGGTGGGGCGCAGTTCCAGCCTGGCGAGTTCTTGGATCCATTGGTCTTTCTTCGACGGTCTCCAATTGTCGATGCAAGCCGAGGACAGGTGACACGCCAGTCTGCTCGCGAGGTTGCGCGTCTGTCCAACGTATCGAATCTTCCCATCCCTTGGGTCAGCCAGGCCGTAGACGTAGACCGAACTCACGAGGCGCCTCCGAGCGCGCGCCCGAAGCGTACGCACGAGTCCCATCCGATGAATCGACGCCCTTCAGTCTCGGCTGCTTTGCCCGTGCTTCCGCTGCCCGCGTACGGGTCGACCACGAGCTCGCCAGGGTTCGAGTAAGTGCGAATCAGCCAACTGAGCAGCGACACCGGCTTCTGCTGTGGGTGCACGCGTTCTTTGCTTGACGTACCGACCGAGCCGAATTCGAGCACGGACACGGGATAGCGATCGGTGGCGCCGGCCCGAGCGTGCGTGACTCCGGTGGCGTGGCCATAGTTCTCGCCATGCGCTCCTCGGCGGGCCGCATGGATAGGCGACGCCCCAGTCATCATTTGCGGGTTGTAGGTGCCCGACTCGCGCAAGAACACCAGCGCGAACTCGTGCGAGCGCAGCGGCGCTCTGGACGCGTTCAGGTGTCCGGTCGCGAGGCTCTTGGACCACACGAGATCGTGGCGGAAGAAGCTTTCCTGCGAGCAATATACCTTGGAGGCGAAGCGGAGCGACGACGCCATCAACACGGCGATGCCGTCGGGCGCGAGGCAATGCCAGATAGCCGGCCATAGGCGCGCCAGGTCGGGCGCTACGTCGAACTCGGCTTGCGTCTCACCCGATGGAAGGTCGGAGAGAACGAGGGACGCGGAGCCAGGCTCGATCGCGAGCATGCCAGCGATGCCGTCGCCTAGAATGACGGCAGTCACGCTTGCACCGTCATCAGCACCGTGCGGACGTTCGTGCCCTGGTCGGCGAAAGTACCGTCTGGTAGCTCTTCCCATGTGGTGGCCAATGGCTTCAGTTCGGCTTGCTGGCGTGGCCCGTTTGCACAGATCGCGACCAGTCGACCGCCTGGGCGGAGGAATTGCAGCGCGTGCTTGACGTGGTCCACGTCGGAAGCGCCGTGGAAGGGCGGGTTGGCGACGATGCGCTCGAATGGTTCGCCAAGAGCGCACGGCTTGAGCGAGAGAAAATCGAAGCACGCTACCGAGTCGGCTAGGTGCGAGGATTCAAGGATGTCAGCGAGGCTACGATTGATCTCCACCGCAACAATCTCGGCGGTTTGCTGGCGGCTAGCGGGGAGAAGTGCCCGCAGAATGCTCCCCGTTCCCGCGCTGGGCTCGAGCACTCGGTCGCCCGTCTCGATGCCGGCCAGTTCTACCATGCGGGCCGCCAGTGCCGGAGGCGTCGGGAAGAGCTGCGGCGCCACCACGACCTGAACCCCGGATTTCAACGCCTGCTTGACCGCCTCGAATGGCGCGGCCTCTTGTGCTGCCTTCTCGCGCTCGGGCGCCTGCGCCTTGCTGGCCTCGGTACGTGCCCGCATCTCGTCCGTCTTGCGGGCCAACAACAGGTCGCGCGCGGCTTCGTCCTTCTCGGCCTGAGCTTCCACGGTTACGGCGTCGGGTCGCGGGTGCTGCTTGGAATCGGTCAGCACCACCACGTGGTAAGCGTGCTTGATCAAACACGTCCGCAGCCGATGCGTGCCACACGCAGAAATCACCGTGCCCCGGTAGTCGCTGCCGATCTTGGCGTAGTCGGCTTTGAGCATCGGCGTGGCTTCGCATTCGACGATCTCACTCTTCTGAAATCGTCGGCGGTAGGCGACCTTGCCCGCGTAATTCAGGAGCGGCAGCTCTGCCCGGCTCGCCTTCTTGGGAGGGGGAACGTAGCCGGACTCTCCCAGCATGGCCCGCTCGTAGGCGATCCGATTATCAAGGTGGGAGATCCAGCGGGCGCGGTGGGCGATAGCTCGGGTGCTCGCATCGACGGCCATGGCTTTGGCCTGCGCCGCCGTGATGATGCCGTCATCGAGGGCAGACCAGAACGACATGCTGCCCTCGTATTGCGACGCCGGCAGCTGGCGCGGGTACTCGGCCAGCTTGAAACACGCGCTGTAGTGGTTGTGGTTGCAGATGAGCTTCGCCCGCTCGAGCGTGATCGGATCCTGTGCCCACATGTCGAGGGCGAGCTGGGACTTGTCGGTATCGCGCTGGAAGCCGCGGCGCTCGGACTCGAGCTTCTTGATTCGGCGGGCCCGCACCGCCGGGATCTCCTTGTACTTCGCCGCCGCGATGGCGCCTGCTGCGCGGCTCTGCCAGTAGGCGGCCGTCTCCCACATCTTCACCGACTTGCGCATGCCGTTCTGGATCTTCTCGGCGTCCCGGCGGGCGTGGCGCTCGCTATGATGCCCGAGCAAAATTGGTTGACCCATTGGGATGTTGTCCGCGATGGCGTGCACCGCTCGCTGCGCACTCTCCGCGTCTCGCGTTCGGTTCTCCTTGTAGCCAGCGAATCGATCCGCCCGGGCCTCGGCCCTCTCCGCAAGAGTGGTTTCCTCGTCCTCGAGCTCGCCTCCTGCCAGCTCGACTGCCAGGTCCTCGCGGCCGGGCGACCAGATGGCGTAGAACACCTCCTGCTTGGGCGCCCAGCCAAAGCCTGCCGCCTTCACGCGTGCGTAGGTCTCGGCGTCCAGGCGAGCGCTGGCGCGGATGCGGATCTTGTCGTCCTCTGCGGAGTACGTAGCGTCGAATGTGGTCATGGTCGGTTTCCTTCCCGTGTCGAAGTCTCTCTGAAATGCTTGGCGATTGCGTTGTAGGCAGCGAAGTCCTCTCCGTCGTTTGCCATCCATGCGCCGTGGGCGCGCGACTCAGCCGTGCCAGCCGGGTGGGGACAGGTCCTGAGCCATGCGACGTGCTGGGTGCCTAGGAACGCAACGGCGCGCTCCAGGCTCCATGCCGTGTTCCAATTGGTGGTCACCGGCTCACCTCCGCCAGTTGGTTGCCAGGCGCCACGTACAGCGTGATTCCTCGGTCGTGGCCGCAGAAGATGGAGTGCACGAGGATCCCGACTCCTGCCGGGATTGGGAAGGTGGCGTTCGCGAGCCCGCGCCATGGAATCAGAGCGCCGTCGAAGGGCTGCCGAATCTCCCCAGTGGACAGGTTGATGGCCCGGCAGTACTCGCGCGAGCCGCCGTCCCAGTAGTCGCACATTGTGTAGGTGGCGCGCGCGATGATCTTGAATCGCGTCGTCCTGGTCTCGAAGACGCTTTTGGCGAGGCGCTTGATTGAGGTCGCAGTCTGGGTTCCCATGGTCATGGTCTTCCTTTCCCGGTGTCGCTCGGTTCGGGTTATCGGTTGCGAATCGCCTTCGCCTGCGCCGCGCGAATGGCGGCCAGCTCCTTCAGTGCGCGGGCAAATTCGCGGTCAATCGTGGTGATCAGCTTCTGTGTCGATGTCTTCATGACTAGCGCGCCTCCTCGACAGTCTCTCTACGGCTGCACAAAAAGAGTGAGGCGCCGGCCACGACCTTGCACCTGCTGGCGCGCCCAACTTTTGGCCTCGCCAAAAGTCATCGACGGACTCCAGAGCATCGTTGGTCCGAGCACGTCCGGGTTGCTTTCGGTACTGAAGGCCCAGGACCCGCGGCCACGGGGGGCATAAAAGTGGCTCCGCACGAAGGGGCTGGTGTCGAAGGTCACTCTAGTGGTGGCGGTGGCGGTGGCGGTCTTTGTCGTCGTGGTCTGCGTCGTCGTTTCCATGGTTTTAAGATACCACGGCCGTAATACGGTTGCAACAACAAAACGCCCCACAAAAAAACTCGGCCCCCTCCGAGACCAATCGAAGGGGGCCATCCGACCCGGGAAAGGGTGTAAGGCCCTACCCTACGGAACCGGGACGAGCCTTGTCAAGCGGCGAGTCGCGATGTCTCGTGCGCGACCGTTGCCACCACACTGAGCACGGGCTCGTCGAGTAGCGCGGCCTGCGCGGCGAGAATGCGTTCGCGGCGATCCTGGCGCTCTCGGTTGACCTCGGCACATGCGAGGCAGCCGTTTGGACATTCGACGTCCACGACCAGGCTTTCGGCAATGATTTGACTTGACTTCGACATGGTGACTACCTCCATGCCGTGACGATACGTGACGATAGGTGCGGAGTCAAGCTGGGCCGGTTGCGCGGCCGTGTAGCATCTTCCAGGTTCGTCGCCCGAGCTCGGCCAGCAACACGGCCTCCGCCCGGTCGTCGAGTAGACCACCCTTCGGCCCGCGGAACAGGTGCGCGAAAGATGGGAACAGTCGGCTCGCGTGGTCCACCGACGTCTGCTTACCCTTTGGCAGCCCGCCCAACATGATGGCCTTCCACCTTGCCGGGTCCACACAGTGGGGCACGATCCCGCGGCTCGCAATCTCCAGCCTCCATGCACCGTAGCTGATGCCAAGCTTGAGCGAGGAGATGCTGCCGCGGCCTACCCGAACCCCGTCGATCTTGTGGGGCATCGGATTGATGGCCTCGATCGTAACGTCGAGGCACGAGTCGAAGGCAAGCAGCTCGTCGAAGGCGCGGCCCATGGCGCGGAAGTCGAGCTGGTTGTCCTTGTCGAGTGGCATGTCCCAGACGCGGACCTTGGTGCCGTCCGCGTTCACAGCGCCGACAGCCCCGTACTTTCCAGCGTCTACACCGACGAAAATCATGTGGTCTTCGCCAGGATTCTGCCTACCCGATCGCGGCGGGCAAGCTGCACAGCCTCGGCGTACGAGTGCGCGCTCCACGCATCTTCCATCTGATGCGACTTTGCGAACTCTCGGCGCTCACTGTCGTCGAGCTCTGACCACGCCGGGAACGCGACGCACGTGAACCGCGCCAGCATTGCCCTGTCGATGATCTTCGGCTCGTTGGTGGTCGCGACCAGCATCAGGTGCTGGGGCAGACTTTCGATCAGCGACAGCGCCGTGGCGATAGCGGCGTTCATTTCCTGCGTCGCCCCTCCGTGCGCGCCGGCTTGCCGCTGCTGAAAGATGCCGTCGACCTCGTCCATCACGTAGAGGCCCTCCGGCCCATTCATGGCCTCGACAATGGCAGCCCGGAACGCCTTGGTCGTCTCCCCCATGTAGCCACCGATCATCGAGCCGATGCTGGCGCGGAATGCTGGCACGCCAAAATACGTGTGCGCGAGCCAGCAAAGCGTCGAGGTCTTCCCGCACCGACTCTCGCCCGACAGGAGCAGGGGCATCACCTTCTCGCCCGCGGCCGTGAGCTTGTCCGCGTTCTCGGCCTCCCGGATCCACCCGCGCAGCTCGTCCTGAATCTCCTGTCTCGCCCACGGGTGGCGCACGTCTTCCGCGCGGGTCCAGTGGGCGAGTCCAGTTTGCGGGTCCATCTTTTCGGCGCTCACGAGCATGGCTAGAAGGCCAGTCCCTCTCCGTTTCCTTCGCCGCCATCGCCGCCGCCCTTGTCACCGCCGAAGGGGTCGCCGCCCTTGCCCTTCGCCGGGTCGCGGGCTTCCTTCTCGGCGAACATCAGCTCTTGGCGCTCGTCTGCCGTCATGATTCGTTCGTCGATTTGCTCGCCGGTGTCGCTTCGGAACGTCGTCACCTTGCCGCGCAGGTAGTCCCGGCGAACCTCGCACTCGACCTCGCGCTCTTCCGAACCGGTCGAGATGATAGCCGAAAGCAGTGATGTTACCTCCTCAAGCAGCGAGATCTCCCCGTCGCGGCGCTTGTTTTCGAGCTTCTTCGCATCCTCGGCTGCCGCGACCTTGCGCATGTTCTGAACGAGCTGCCTCCCGCGCTCGAGCAAGGTGTCGTCATCCAGCTTCACCGGGAGCTTCTGGCTGGTGATGCTGATTTTGATCTTGTCGTTCTTCTTCAGTTCTTTCGGGTCCTTGGCCATATTACTTTCCTCCTTGGTCGGTCACGGTTTCCATCTCCAGGTGCTGAAGCCGCCACACACGGAGCTCCAAATGAGCAGCGCCAGATCCTTGGGATACGGGTTCGTTTCGCCTATGAACATGAGCCGCGGCGACAGGGCCACCACATGTGCGATGCCGTGGACGTGTTCAGCGTACCAGTTTGAGCCGACGCTCGCCGGGACGAGCATGAACGTGCGACCAGCATGTCTGTGCAAGGCTGACTTCTTCGCCCATGGCTCAATGTCGGCAATAGGAACTCTGGCGGGGTCCGATAGTCCTGCTTCGACCTGTGTGGCTTTTGTTTGGGTGCCATTACCGACCACCTCCGCGCTTCTTGTCGAAGGCCAGCACTGCCTTCTCTATGGCCTCTAGATTGCGAATCCGCATCGGCTTACCGAGAACAAGATGCCGGCGAACCGTCTTGGGGTCCACCTTGGCGATCACGGCAATTTCGGTAATTTCGTAGGGTTTCCATGTTCGCTTCTCCATCTTGCGGAATCTATCCGAACCGCCGGCGGGTTTGCAACGCTTAACTTCGTGCCTGTCCGCGATCGTGAATCAGCCGCCAGATGCGCGCGATGGTCCTCGCCATCCGCTTGGCGTACTTCTTTCCGCCGCCGCACTTCCCGCTGGCGTAGGCGCCGAATCCGGCGTCACCGCACATCACGGCCATCATCGCCAACCAGCGCGCACTTGCGTCCAGGTTCTTCTGCGGGTCTTTCAGCTCTTCACGGCTTAGACCATTCGCGGCCGGCGAGTTGGTCAGCGGCTGCCCGAGCCCCATGCCGACGCGACCGTGGACTTCTCTGCCGATCGCGTTCGGGTTACAGGTCGACTCGCGCAGGATGAGGGCGACAAGATGGACGGGGTGCTGGAGGTACTTGCGCGCCGACTCGTCGATCATTGGCGCTAGGTATTGATGCCCCGGGCATGCGACGGCTAGAGCGTCTTCCGTGGTCGTGGCGCGCGCGCATCGCGAACAGCACACGGCCGCGCCGAGTACGAGCATCGCAACAGTGATCCTCCAGCCGCTAATCATGGGCATGACCTCCACTCGTCGCATCCGTCGCGCCAGCAACATCCAAGACCCGGCGTGACCTCGTACCACTTGTGCAGTCCAAGCCAGCACAGGAGTCGTCCCACGGTGGCGCGCCAGTCGCTCATCGCTTGGCCGTCCCTTTCCCAAGGTCTTTCCACGCCCGCGTCCATTGCGCTTTGATTGCCTCAGCAACTCGAAACTCCACGTAAGCTTCAATAGCGAAAACGACCTCGCTAAACGGACAACGCTCGTCTGCGTATCTCTCGATCGCCTTCTCTAGTCGCGCCCGGACCTCGATTGTCATCGCCGTCCCCACGTCCAACTGGCCAGCCGAATGATCCAAAAGCTGAACTCGACACACGCCCGCAGTGACAGCTCGACGAGCCAGGCCAGCGCGTGGCGTATGGCGCGCCTCACAATATCCTCGGCGTGGAAGCCGCCCCCTTTAGGAGGCGGAGGAAACGCCGTCCGGTTCTTGGTTGACCCGCTTTCCTTAGACTGCTAGTATCTAAGCAGTGAAACTTGTAGCCGTCGCAAAGCTTCTGCCCACGCCCGAGCAAGCCGCCGCTCTGTTGGCGACGCTTGAGCGTGTGAATGGGGCGTGCGCATGGCTGGCGGATAGAGCCTTCGAGTTGAAGTCTGCCGACAAGCTCAAGCTTCAGGGTCTTTACTACCGCGATCTGCGTGAGAGGTTCGGCTTGTCCTCGCAGATGGCGGTACGGGCGATCTCCAAGGTGGTCGAGGCGTACAAGCGCGACCGTACCCGCAAGCCCACGTTCAGGCCCCACGGTGCCATTGCCTACGACCAGCGCATCTTGAGCTTCAAGGCGATGGATCGCGTTTCGCTGCTGACACTCTCTGGTCGAATTCTTGTCCCCTACGTGGCCGGCGGGTACCACCGGGCGCGCCTCGAAGGCGCGCGGGGCCAGTCCGACCTCGTACTTCGCAAGGGCAAGTGGTTTCTCTACGTGACCGTCGAGGTCCCTGACGGCTCGCCTATAGATCCAGAAGGCTGGCTCGGCGTCGACCTCGGTATCCGAAACCTCGCGGTCGACTCCGATGGCGAGGCCCACAGTGGCGCCGCCGTCGAGTCCACACGTCAGCGCCAGCAACGTCTTCGCGGCATGCTCCAACCCGTCGGCACCAAGTCGGCGAAACGCCACCTCAAGAAACTCTCGGGCAAGGAGGCCCGCTTCCGTTCCCACACCAACCACTGCATCTCGAAACAAATCGTCGCAAAGGCCAAAGGCACCGGACGCGGAATCGCCGTCGAAGACTTGACGGGCATCCGCGAACGGGCAACGGTCAGAAAATGCCAGCGGGCGATGCACTCGGGATGGGCGTTCTTTCAGTTGCGCGCGTTCCTCAGCTACAAGGCCGCCATCGCAGGCGTCAAGCTCGTGGCCGTGGATCCTCGCAACACCTCTCGGACTTGCCCCGCGTGCGGCTACATCGCCAAGGCCAACCGCAAGAGCCAGTCCGAGTTTGCTTGCAAGTCGTGCGACTTCGTCGACCATGCCGACCACGTCGGTGCGGTCAACATCGCACGCAGGGCGACCGTAAGTGCGCCTATCGTCTCGGGCAATTGTGATAGAGGGCATCGCTCGTCTGTCTCCGCTCAGGGGCAAAGCTGCCTGCTTTAGCTGGCAGTCCATTTACGCCGCCTTCCCTTCCCGCAGACGCTCCGCCTGCACCGCCGCCACGAACGCCCGAACCCTGTCTGCCACCGCCGGGTGGTCAGTCCGCAGATAGACGCTACGGTTGCGCACGCCCTGGCCGCTTAGCCCCAGCGTAATCGCCGTGAGCGGCGTGCCCACGAGCATCTGCATCGCCGTCATGGCGTAGGCCCGGATCATCCCGCTTCGCAGCCTCCAGTTCCTGATTCGTGAGTGCCGCGGCGGAACCGCAACGTCCACCCGTCCGGCTCGGAGACACCGGGATGCCAGTGCGCGCAGCTCCCTCCCGTCTGCAAAGCCTCGCTTCGCGGACATCGTTCGCCGACGAATCTTCGCGTTCTCCAGCGGAACGCCGTAGCTCTGTCGGTGCACCTCGATGGCGTGGGCGGCCCAACCTTCGGCACCATCGAACCCGCGCAGGGCAGCCACCTCTTCGCGCCAGATGTCGCGCTCCACGTCGTCTCGCAAGTCCTCGTACCTCATGGGGCTACTCATCACGACCCTCTGACCAGTGCCGAAGCGGGGTCGCCGTCGGCTTTCGCATGCTCGCGTTTCCGCAGCCCACGAATCGCCCCGACTGCCGAATCCTGTCCGCCACCCGGTTCCCGTAGCGCTCTCGGAATCCCTCGACGTCCAGGTTCGTGGTCATGATCAGCGGCCGTCGACCGGAGTAGCGCTCGTTCACCACCTCGTCGATCAGCGCCGTCAGAAACCCGTTCTTGTCAAGGTACTCGACCCCCAGGTCGTCGATCACGAGCCGTGGCGAATAGAGCAGCTTGCTCATCGTCGCTTGCTCGTACCGATCCCACCGGGAAAGCCCGGCCGCCGTCGTGAACACCGGCATCCCGCGCATCCTGAGCTCGCTACCTGGTCCCGGCCAATTCTCGTCCGCGAGGACGTAGTCCGCGATCCACGACACGGCCGCGACCGTCTTGCCGGTCCCCGGGCTTCCGCTCAGCACGAGCAGCGTGAACGGGCTCGACACTGCGTCTATGGCGAGCGTCTGGTTCCTAGCGCTTTCGAGCGCCTCCCTCGGCAGCTTCATGCGCTCCAGCTGCAACCGCTTCGCCTTTGCGAGCTCGGCCGCGTGTTCGCGCTTCCACTTCGGAATTTCGTTCTCGTCGGTCATATGTTCAGGTCTCCTGTTTTGGAGTGGTCGGCGTCCTCGGCGCGGGCTTGTCCGACGCGCAGATTGTGAGGTGCAGATGAGCCGCGGGCGGCGGCGGGTCGCTTGTCAGGAGGGATAGCGAGGCCACGGAAGTCGTTCACGAAGAACGAGAACGACCATCCCGCAGAAACGGTCTTCGGTTCGGAGCGTGCAAGGAATTCTTCGACGATGCGTTCGCGGTTAATCCAGTCCCCGGCGCGCTGGTCGAGAGGAAGCGATTCGAGCAAGTCGTGAAGCTTACCGGTTGCCTTGGCGTCCGATTCTCCCTGTCCGTACTGCCTGCCAAACTTTTCCCACTGCTTCTTGCAAAACAGCGCGTACCAGTCGTTGGCCGACTTGGCATTGACGTTGCTACGCGCCTGCGCACCCGCGGAGGGGGGGATATGTTCCTGTTCCTGATCTTGCTCCTGATCCTGCTCTTGATTAGGCGATGGCTCAGGGCAACTCTTAGCGAATGCTTTACGGAACCCTTCGCCGAACCCTTCGATGAAGCTTTTAAGTCTCCAATATGCTTCATCTTTGAGTGGGCATTCTGGAGCCTCATCCCACGGAATTCTCCATGACTTGACGACGTTCGGAGACTCTGGCTGGTTGTACTCGCAGACGTTCGGAATCCACACGAACCGAGCTTTCCAGTCTGCCTTTACGAGATCTAGTGAAGATGCTTCTGCGAAGGCTTTGCGGAAGTCTTCCGGAGACCATCCAAACTCCTCCGCGAGCGCTGCCTCGCCCACCTTGAGCACACCCGGAAGGGATGTACGGTGCTCCGAAACCAGGAGGCGGATCCATAACCCTTGTCCACACGGTTGGATCGGGGTCAGCTTCATGACCTTCTTATCGTTCCAGATTCTGATGTCGACCTTGGCGTAGGTGGCCATTCGTCACTCCGGGTATCCGGTGGCAGCCCACTTCTTCATAGCCGCATCCATCGCATCGCTTGCGTCTTTAGCAAGAGAGGCGGCATCAATGGTGGGTCCCTCGCGGCGCTTGATCACGTCACCCATCGTCACGAAGAATTCGTAGAGCTGATACTCGGTGAACGCGTCAGTTATTCCACGAGCATGATCGAGCGAGTATACCCGAACCGCTTGGCCAGACGCATGATTGACCTGCGCCTCTACCGCCTGTGCGTACGCTGAAACCCGATAGATGGTCGACACGTTTTGAAGGATCTCAAGCCTTTTTTTCTGCCACCTTGGGTCTTTCAGCAAATCGGCGTATGCCATCAAATCCACCTCTCAAGGCGACCACCCGTCAACCCAACTTCGACAAGTTGCTGAGACGAGCTTCCACCGGGGAGGGTGGCCGCCTTCAAACGTGGATCGACTTTGGAACTCATCTCAGCGTCACCATCTTTGCGCCTTCGCGCGGATCACGTCAAGCAGGAAAAGAACCGTTTCCGGTTTCCTGGCATCGCCGGCCCCACGCCGCCTGGAAGCGCTCCACCTGGGCGGTCTGCCACTCGCGCAGCTGCGCCCGCTTCCAGCCCTTGAACGGGCCTGAGTTGCTGTGAAATCCCATGTGCGCGACGTGGCAGATGGGGATTCCACAGGAGTGCGGCGACTTCGTTCCGAGAGCTCGGTTCTGGGTGTCGTGGTGGACGTCTACGGGTAGACGGCAGTGCTCGTGCCCAGGCGCGGCGCATGGTCTCCCGTGCAGCCAGTCGAGGCGGTCCTGGTCCTCGGGTGAGGTCTTGCTCTTACGGGACCACCTTGAGCGCATAGAGTTCAAGGTGGGGCGCATGGGCTTCGAGCGGGTGAGGCGAGTGTAGCTGCGGAGGCCGGTGCGCTTCATGTTCCAGCTTTGGCCTTTCGGTTCCCGCACCCCGAAGTGTCACAGTGGCCGTCTGCCGGGTCCTGCGGCTTGCCACAATAGGGGCAGGTCACGGCGTGAACCCTCCTCGCATAATGGCCCAGGCGGCGAAGTAGGCGAGCTCGTGGGTGCGCCCATCGGCCATTGACTCTCGAACCGCCTTGCTAACCCGGTCTCGCGCTACACGTTCGGCCCGGCACAGTTCCGATGTGACAAGGTGGGTCCGCGACGCCTTCTCGGCTTCGTCAAAAGCCTTGCACATGTCGATGATAGTCACCGCTATTCCCCTTCCCGAAGTTGTTCAAACAGCGGCTGGTAGCTTCCGCCTCGTCTGATTTGCTCGACGTGTTGTTCAAGCGTCGGGTGGGCGCCGGTGTCAGGGCGACGACTCTTCCTCTCTCGGATGGAGAGAATCACGCGCAGCTGGCGCGGGCCTCCGTTGTAAATCTCTCCCCTTACGCATTCGTCATGGCAGTGGACCACGAGTTGGGTCATGCCGGCGAAGTCATACGTCGAGAATCCGCTGTTGATTAGGAACTTGCACGATCGCCCGTCCTCTGCCCACTTGAGAGAAAACACGTGGTGCTCGCCACCGAACGCACCGCTGATCACCCGGAGAGCGCGCTCTTTGAACGTGCTCGTCACCGACCAGCCCTCTTGCCGAGCTGCCGCTGGTGTGGCATGCAAAGGTTTCCGTCTCCGTGCTTCTCGCAAATCTCGATACCGCACGGCTTGCCGTTGTCGAGAACGTGGACGCACTTGCGCGTGGCCTTGGCCTGGCAGCCCGGTGTCCTGCAGACTCCTGGCTTCGGGAGATTCCGATAGGTCGGCATTAGTTCGCCGCCGAGTGATTTGGGAACCGGGATCATTGGTTGAGTGGTGGACATGGGTCTCCTTGTCGATTCTGTTGGTCTGAATTAGGGCCTCGCGCCGGAGACAATCCGACCGCGCGAGGCAGGTGACTCTTACGCCGCCATCCCGGCGAATTGGTAGCAGTCCATCACAACCATGGGGCCATCGGCCACCACCGTGGCGAACAGCATCCAACCGCCTTCGAGGCACATCCGCACGAACTCCGGCTGTGCCTTTGGTGCCAGCGCCTCCATGCCGTCGACCCGCAAGATCTTCGCCACGCCGGCCACCCGCTTGGCCAGCGACACCGCGAACCGCATCTTCTCGGCTCCGCAGAGCACGGTGATGTCCTTCCCGTCAAGGAGGATTGCCTTCTCGGTGAGCTCTAGGCCGGGAATGAGGTCGGCCCGCGACGCAATCTCGGCCGGGGCCACCTTGGTGAGGGTCTCGACGATCTTGTTCAGGCGCTCCCATTCGGTATTTGCGATAGCCTCGGACAGCTCCGCCTCTTTTACCTGCGCTTGGGCCGCGCGCCACTTGCCGGTCAACTCCGCTGCGGTGACGAGCGCCTGGGCGGATTCCATCGAGCCCTCGGCCGCTGTGATTTGCTCGGCGAGGTCCTGTGGGTCGGATCCGGCCACGGGGGCGATGGACTGCTCGAGCTCGGCGGCCTGGGCGATCATGCGCTCGACGTCGGCCATGATGCCGGAAGCTTCCGTAACGCGGGCGTGAAGCGCGTCGCGCTCCTTGATCTTCTCGTCGAGTTGGCGGCGCGCCTCCGCAAGCGTTTTCTCGATTTCCTGCACCTGGGTCGTGAGCATCGAGACCCAGCCGTCGGCCTTGACGATGGCGGTGTCCTCGGGCGAGGTCGCCTCTGGCTTGCCCATCAGCTCTTCGGCCTGCGCCCGCAGCTCCGCCACACGCACGCGCGTACCTTCGGCCGCCGCATCACGCTCGGACGCTTGCCGGCGCCGGTCGCGCAGCACCGCCAGCTCACGCTCTGCTGCCGCCACGTGCGTGCGGGCCGCATCCGGGGTCATCGCCTCGGGGTTCTCCACCTTCAGCTTGTCGGCTTCGCCCGCCTTGATCTGCGCTGCGGCCTTCGCTTGGTCCGCAACCTGCCCGGCCTTGGTCCGCTGGTCGAAGTACATCTGGCGGACGCGCGCCAACACTTCGTGGCCGTGCCCGGTGGTGTTCCAGTCCTTTGCCTCGCCGGTCCAGGTGGTCAAGTCTTCGCCCGTGACCTTCACCGGGTGGGCCGCCAGCACGATCGCTCGCTGCTCCTTGGCGTTCGCCATCAGAAACTTGAGCAGGTCCAGCGCGCGCCCGCCGAACAGCGCCGAGAGTTGTTCCTTGGCCTTGGGCAGCGGCACGCCGTCTCCACCCGTGAGCGCGATCTTGGTGCCGTCCTTCGAGATCGTCCGCTTGGCTTCCAGCTTGGTGCGCCGGTTCTCCTCGACCTTGTCCATGTCGATGAGGATTTCCGTCTTGTCGGCGCCGAGGCGGATGCACTCGGGACCGATGCCAACGCCCTCGAGCGCGGCGGGAAGCAGGTCGATCGCCGTCGTCTTGCCCTCCCCGTTCTGGCCGATGAAGATCACGCCACCTGGACCGACCGGGACGTCGATCTTCGCCAGCCCTCGGTAGTTGAGTGCCCTCATTCGTGTAACAACAATCTGCGGGTCATTTGCCATTGGTCTGGTCTCCTCGGTAGTAATGGTCGGTTGCTCGAACGGACGCAATTGTGCGAGCTGCTCGAGCGTTATCGTATTCCCGTCGGGTCCGATGATCTTCATGGGTCAGTCTTATTGTTGTGCGCGCTCAGCCGTTTTTCGGCGCCTTGTACCACTTGCACGTCACTTTGTCGTCGCCCTGGCGAATGAGGCGAGTCAGGCCCTCGGCTTCCAAGGTCTTGACGGTGGCCCCAGCCCGCTTGCCCTTCGCGAGCACCGGCCCGTAGGTCATCGCCTCGACGGTGACCGGACCGTTCTGCGTGACGAACGAGTCCACATTGCCTTCGACGAGCTCGACGATCTTCTTGGCCTCGGATAGCACACGCTTGGCGCCCTCCAGCCAGGACAGCGCCTTGACCACCGTCTCGACGGTCATCTCTGCGCCGGTGAACTCGGCAAAGGGCGCAGGCAGGCCGGCTTGTGTCGCCACGGCCATGGGTAGCAGATGCTCCGAACAATGCATGCGCTGCCAGCAATGTCCGCAATGATCGCCAACTTCGGCTTCCGGCTGCGGTCCATCGACGTCAACCGGCGGGACGGCGCGAATCGACTCGACCACGGCAGTCAGTCGGTCCTCGGTGATCCACGGTTGCTCTGGCGTCCCGGACTCCAGCGGGGTGACGCCTCGGTCGTCGAAGCACGCAAGGATGATCTTGGAACGCTCAATCTTGCGCTCAGCCGCAAGGCACAGCCAAGTGGCAGCGAGGTAGGCGAGCTGTTGGTCGTTCTCGTCTGGCTTCTGCAGGTGCCCTGTGTACATCTGACCCGATTTTTTCCAGTCAATCACCACGAAGACGGGATCCGTTCGGTGAATGCAAACCAGATCGGGCGTGCCGGCGGTGAGAAGCTCGCCTGTCTCGGGATCGTGGAGCTCGACCTTTTCCTGGATGTGCCACGTCCACTGCTCGATCGGGTAGTTGCGCTCGAGCCAGTCTAGGATCTTGCCCGTCTCGGGGAGCAGGTCTTCCTCGGTCGGTAGGTTGGCGAGGTCACTTACTGCGATGCACGAGAGGACGACGGACACCTGCTTGTCGACCGCGCTACCAAATCGAGTCACGGCGTGCGATGCCGGGTACTTGACCGAGAGCCACGGGGATCGTGGACAGCACTTCGCCATCCCTAATGATGATGGCCTGACACGCTTCACTTTATCTTCCATTGATTTTCTCCAGTTGTTCTTCCCGTGCTTTGCTGGCACCCACACGAACCGCTATCACCTCGCCGCAGGCTGACTCGGCAAACGATCGTGGTGTTTCCGCAATCACATCTGCATTGGAGACGCGGAAGCCCTCGCGGCGATGGTGACGCTGCTGCCACAACAGTCAGACGCCCGAAACGCTGTCCAAGCATCTCCCTCGATAGATCTCGGGGCTTGGCTGTTTCGACGACTGTCACTTCGATGGTCATGGGTCTCTCCTGTTGATTGAGTCCGTGGGGATGGCGCGAATCGAACGCGCGCAAGACACGATTCAAGCTCTGCCACTGAGCTACATCCCCAGAACGCCCGACGTGTTGATGGCTAGGCGTCCCCCGACTTCTGCGGCAGTCGGCGCCGTTAAACTGTCACACCGATTCTCCAGGAATCGGTTGCGTGATCTCTTTTACCACGGCCACATTCGCGCCAGCTCCAAATTTGTCTGCTTTCTTCTGCGCCTTTTTCATTGGGTCCTTTCAATTGAGGTTCTTGGATTACAAGAGGTTTCTTCCGCCGGGCAGCACCGGGCAAGGGCGGCATCAGCCCGGCGGAAGGTTGCCACGGACGCCAGGTCATCCCGGCGCCGCAGCGAAAACGTTACCAACCTTGTGGAACTTGCCCTCGCTCGGCCTTCGCGATCAGGTCCTTTATCTGCTCTGGTGTCAGCTCCAGCGCGCTAGCCACCTTGGCTTTGCCACAGTCCTCCAACATGCCATTGACCCACGCGAGCTTGGCCTTCCTGGCCAGCTCCTTGTACTCCGCCTCGGGGAGCTGCGGGTCGATGGCCGTCCCTATCTGTGCTGCTGTCAGTGCCGCCGTGAGCTTCTGCACGTCGGTGACGCCGGCCTTGGGCACGGCGGAAGGCTGCGGTTGTGTGCGAGCGTGCGGCTTCGAGCCATGCTGGCCGTGCTCGTCGTCATCCGGCGGCACGTCCTCATCAGTGAACAGGTTGGACGTTCCCGTAGCGTTGCGGACCGCTCGAACGTAGGGCCTCTTCTGTGCTTGGCTCAGGATTGTGTGGTGCAAATTCCAGACCTTGTCCGCGCTTACCGTTCCCTTCTGGTCGAGCAGCTTCTTGTCTTCATAGGCGAATTCAGCCCCGCACCCGCCCTTCTTCGACCAGCAGAACCACCCCGGATCCGTTGTGCTCGTGTCGCCCGGTCGCTTCTTGGACCTGAAGATCGTCGGCTGCTTGCACTCTGGGCACAGTTTCGCGGCTGTCTGTGCCGTGTACTTTTCCTCGCGCGTGTTGGCGGATCCGAGCGCCTCACCGAGCAGCTCTCCAGAAACAGAATGGAAAAGCTTGCACTTGATCTTGTAGTAAATGAAGTCGTCGCGCTCCACGACGGCGATCTCGTGAAACTCAGGCCGCAGGCGGAACACCTGACAGAGCACCTCTGCACCAGGCAAGAGAAGAACCTTCTTCGGCTTCTTGCCCTCCTGCGTGGTCCCTGGAATCACACCGTAGTGCTCATTTTCGCGCAGGACCTTCTCGACCACCTCCTCGGCAGCGGCGCGCATTGCCACCACGCGAGCGACATCGAACCCGTAGTCCACCATTGGCGCCACTGGTTGCACCGCCTGGACAATTTGTGCCAATTCAGTCTTTTCGGTCATCTTGGTCTCCCTTTCCCTATCGTTGTGCGCCACGCGGGCTTTTCGTCTCAATCCCGAGAATTTTCGCCGCGTCCTTGCCGACCCACTTGGCCAACGCCTTGACCGCCACGTACCGATGCCGCCCGATGGCCACAAAGGCCAGTCCTCCCAGCATCCGCTTGTACACGGCCGCACGGCTCACTCCCAGCACCCTTGCCGTCTCGTTCACAGTCAGGTGGCCCTTGTCGGCCATGAGCTGCGCTTCGGTCTTTCGTTCAGTCGCCATTAGTCCTCCATGAGCGCGCGCAGTCTCTCTGACGACCGGAGGGCGCGACGAGCCTCCAGCGTTGCCTTGTACACTTCTGCCACCGGCAGGCCCAGATCGGACGCCACGGCGCCGGCCCGACGCTCCTCGATGAGCACCGCCCGGGCGGCTGGTGGTTGGGCCCACAGGATCCGAAACACTTCGTGCGCCGCCTCGCGGATGTCCAGGCGGCACTCGGCACCGGCATCCGGCTGCTCCACACAGTCGAGCGCCTCCACCGGGCACCCGTCGGCCTGCACCCGCACATGGTGCTTCCCGACGAACGGACGCACCGGGGACGACATCTCGGCCACGACAACGCTGAGCCGCTTGGCCACGGCCGCGCCCTGATATGCGGACAGCGGTGCCCCGCCCGGCTTCCAGGTGCGGGACGCTTCGATCATCGTGAGCGCGGCTTCCTGCTGCAGCTCCATCGCTTCAATCCAAGCGGCCCGGCGAGAATAGTTCGCAACGATGGCACGCACGGATGCTGGTACGTCGGTCTTTGGCATGGTGGTCTTCCTTCCCGGTTGAGACACCACTCTAGTATCGAAGTGTTACCTATGTCAAGAGGTGACACCTAAAAAGATTGCGACCGCTACGGCACCGCAGGCGGGATGTACCGGCTGGCCAGCCACATCGCCACGGCGTCGACGATGCTCCCGACGCGCTCTTGCCCGACCCGCCCGCTCGGCTCAAATTGCGTGTTTCGCCAGGAGCAGATCACGTCATCCACCGATGCCCCGCGCTCGAGCGCCATGCTGGCCGTGGTGCCCAGCACATCGAGGAGTCCGCGGATCGTCGAGCCGACGGTGTCCGCCTTGATCGCTAGCTCCATCGGCTTGCCGGCTTCGTCCTCGCAGACGAGCACGTAGATCTTGAGCTCCTTCGGCTTCTTGCCTTCGTTGGCGTAGAGCAGTCGGAGACGGGCGGTCGTACCGGTCCTTGTCCAGGGTGTCGCCGCCACGGTCAATTCTTCGCGCTCTTGCCGTTCGCACGTATCGACTCGTCAACGGCTGCTTTACCGTAAGCCTTGCAGGCGAGACGGTAGTTGGTCTCCTCGAGGAGATGCGCCAGGCCCAACATGCTCTCGCGCTCCTCGAGCAGCTCAGTGATCTCGACGATCATCTCAGTGTTGCGGGTGCAGATGCGCAGGTTTGCCGCTGCCAGGTGCTCGATGCGAAGGGCATCTTCCTTTGCAGATCGACGGTAGACGCGCCAGGCGGCGAGGAGGGTTGCTACGTAGTACAGGGCGATGAATTGGTCCATGCCCTATTATTGCGCGCCTGCGCAGGTTTTGTGCGACGGCTCGCGGCCGCAACCGCTACGCATGCGACGGGTCGAGCACGGCCTAGGATGGCGCCAGCACGTTGCAGTCGCAGAGTCCCACCCCAGGAACATCCCGCACGATGCCGTTGTTCCCGTCGCTGTACTGGAAAACGGTCCATCTCTCCCACGGCGCCGGCAGACGGTCCGGCTCAAGCCCCTGCGGGTTGTAGCGGGGCACCCAAAGATCGAGCCGCGGCGCCCGCATCCAATCCGGGTTTCCGAGCACGTCCCAGTGCTGCGCGCTCGTGTAGATGAGTCCGCGGTTAGCGAGCAGCCCATTGGCCTCAAGAGTCGCGTAGAAGAGCTCGAGCATATCGAGCCCGTGCGCGCGCATCACCGCAGGATCCATATTGCGATAGCTCACGCCCTCGAAGTCGCAGCACACACGCTCGTTGGCGGCCAGGGGACCTACGGTATCGGTGAAGAGATTGGCCTGGTCCTCGGGGGACTTCTCCGCATGAAAGAAGTGATAGAACGTCACCGTCGTGAACGTAGCGCCGACGGCTCGGACGCCGTCGCGGTGGCGCTGGAAAGTCTGGTCTACAGTGTGAGCACCCTCGGTGGCCTTGGCTGCAAAGAACGTAGCGCCGCTGGTCGCGAGCGCGTGCCAGTCCTTTACCGGGTGGTAGCTGTTGACGTCCGGCCCCCATGCCATTTGCGTGATGTCCACTATGCCTCTCCTTTGCTCACGAGCATCTTCGGGTCACTGGCCCCCTGAAACACGCGCGCGACCTTGGGTCTCGGGCACTCACGCGCCCACCCGCCCTTCGGCAGGTCATCCTTGCACGTCGAGTAGTAGATGATCTTGCGTCCAAGCCTAACCTCGGTGTGGCCACGTAGAGAACACGTGTTCGCCGGGACGGCGTTGGGGATTGGGCGGTGATTCTTCGGCTTGGTCATTGGTCCTTTCAAGATGTCGTCATCAGCTCGCACGCACGAACCGACGCGGCGACGGCACGCACCGAAACGGCGAGCGCGACGTCGCCCGAGCACTCGGCGAGGTTGGTCGGGCCGCCGAAGTGCGCGCGGGTAGCCATGGCGAGCGACTGGCAGAGAGCGTCCAGGCTGGTCGCACCATCCAGCGGGTGTAGCTCTCGCCATACCGCGTGTGCGAGCTGGGAGCCCACGAGACCAGCCTCCACGGTATCGGTGAGCGTGCGCGCCCAGCGGGCCTCAAGCTCGTCCTCAAATGCGGCGTGGCCGTAGAGCAGGCATCCCCAAGCGTGATGCGGCACGAGGCAGTCCTGCACAAAATGGAGCGCGTACCCGGCGCATCGGCGCCAGCCGGCGGTGTTGCCCTGTGCGGCCCATTGGCGTGCGGCCTCGCCGTAGTAGGCGGCGCCCAGGGCAGCAGACGGGAAGTCGCAGCTGCAGACCGTGGCGGAAGGCTGGGAGGCCACAGACGCAACCACGGGCGGAGGATCGAGCATCGGCACCAGCGGCGCGGGCTCGCCGGTATGGTTGACGGTTACGTGGGCCTGCGCGACCGCTGCAGCAGTTTCCACGAGCCTGCCGGCCACGGTTAGCGACTCGTCGCCGGGCCAGTAGTACCCCCGGCCGTCGGCGCGCTGGAAATGCTCAAGGCTCGCCAGGTTGTGTCCGAGCATCGACGTTTGCGGCCCGAGCCCCGGCACCTGGCAAGCCAGCTCGTTCACGAGGTCGGGGAGCGCGGCCGCGGTCACGAACTCGTCCGCCGTGGTGGCGTCCGACAGCAGATCGACCACCGACGGCGCGAAACCGTGGCGCACGATCAGCGAGCGCGTGACCTTCGAATAGCTCTCATGCGTCATCGAATTCAAGGCGACCTCACTGAAAACAAATCCCCCGCGCGCACAGCTCGCCCATCGGGCAGGCCAGCGGCGCGCGCGGGTTGAATCGGCATGCTACTGCCCCAAAGGGCCGCACGACGTCGCCGAGGTGAGGGCCTTCACGTCCCACGTCACCGTCTGCGCGGCGTTGTCACACACGGCCTGGCATGTGGCGCCCATTGGAGTAGGCGCGGCCCACGCGCAGCCGAGCGCGTCACCCTGAGCGCATGCGGTGGCGCACGTGGCCGGAGCTGGACATGGAAGTGACGAGCCGGTAGGGCAAGGGGTCGTCGTCGCACAGCAAGCGAATAGGCAAAGGACGATGGCGATGTATCTCATAGAGTCCCTTCGGGTTGGGGGAAATTGGTTCGAGCGTGCAATTCAGGATGTGCCTTGACATACGCCTCACGAGCCTGGGCAGCTTCAACTTCGTTCGGATGACGTGCAATGTGTATCCTTTTCCCATTGACCCAGATCGCAGCCATCCATTTCTCACGCGATTTGTCCCAGGATACCCCAAGGTACCTGCTCGATAAGTTGCCTACTCTTCGTCGGCAGTTTCTATAATTCTGCGCGCGAGTTGAAGGACGAAGATTCTTGCGCTGGTTGTCGAGGCCGTCACCGTTGATATGGTCAACATGCTCGCTCTTAGAGAGAGTTCTACCCAGTTTGCGAGACAAAATCAGCCGGTGCATGTACTCAGACTTGCTGGATCCATTGTCTGTACGACATGATCGCATGGCATAAAACGTGCGGCCATGTATCGACGCGCACCATTTGAACGACGCCACTACATCAAAATCCTATCTGTCTATTAAGACCACCTTGCCCTGGGTCAAATTGATCTGCATTAACGTCCAACTCCTGCCGGCACGGCGAGCACGATCCAGACGTCGCTCGCGCCGTACATCGAATCGATGAAGTACGAATAGGCCATGAAAAAACAGCCATCGGGAGCCGTCGGGTCTCCCCACGTTCCCCAAGAATTCTTCACGATGAATCGTCGGTTGGCATGGTCATGACCAATCACCGTGAGAGCGTGCCCGCCGGCAATCTCATCCGTCGGGCCAGGGGCCTGGACGGTGTCGCTTGGCTGCGAGCTGCAGAACGCTTCGGAAACCGTGCACCCAAATACGACAGCATAACCAGCGGTGAGCGCCTTTTCGACGTCGGTAAGCAGCGCTTCGCCCTTCGAGCTGATCGGGTGGTAATTCAATCCAATTTTGCCCTTACTGTCGAAGGCCGCCATGTCCGCGGCCGGGCCTGGATCGTCCTTGAATTTCGAGATGTCGTAAGGCCACACCGTCTCAGGTGGGATCCCCTTCGCCGCGAGCATCGAGAACGCGTCTCCGATGTTCCCGCCGGCATCCTGGTCGAGCGTTCCTTCGATGTATCGAATGCATCGATAAAGCCACAGACGAGACAGCACGAAAGCCGTCATCGCGGCTTTACGCATCGCCACGTACACAGCCTGGGCCGGGGCATTTGATTGACAGGATCCGATCGCCCCCTGATCGAGGCTGCACGTGTTTGCGCTCAGGTCGCTAGTTGGCGCCGGCACAACGTCAGAGAGGATGCTATCGCCAGCCTCTGGATGAGAGCGCCGAAGCGCGCGAATCTGCTGCTCGGTATTGGGCTTGACCCAGCCAAGGCAACGGGGCTCGCTCACTTGCCCGACTCAGCATCGAGCTTTTGCGTCGCCCGCGCAAAAGCCTTCGCCGTGGCGAACCGCTGGGCAATGTTCTGCCCGGTGAAGAGCGAGACGATAGCTTCAGCATTCAGGTTCACGCCGAGGGTGAGTTGCTGCCCGATTTGGCCGTTCATGAACACCGGCGTGTACCCGGCCTCGAAGTAGTGGAATGCCACCAAGGAAAACGTCGGAGCAAAGAAGCTCGGCTTGGCTTGGCTGAAATCGAAGCTCGCGTGGATGGCGACGCCGGAAGCGTAGGGCTTGTCGCTCGCGAACAGCAGAGCGTAGCCGGCAGCCACGGACGTGATTCCTCCCGACCACTGCTTGGCCTTGAGATCGTAGTTGATGGTCTGGAGACCGATGTCGGGAACCACGCAGGTGAAGCCAGCTCCGATGCAAAAGCTGAGCGGCGGCGCGACGGTGGTCGGCGTCGGGTCGGGCGTAGGCGTTTGTGCACGGGCCGCGAGCGGCATGAGGGTCAGGGCGAACAATGTGATTGCGAAGAGCAGTCGTTTCATCATGTTTCTCCTAGGACGGTTGCGAGGTTGTAGTTGGCCGCGTGGAGGCGCTCCGAAGCGTGGACAAAGTCGACGTTTGCCCGATGCAGTTTTGGACCGCGTAGTCGGTGAGACGCCAGCCTGCGCTCGACCGCGGCGAAGTCGGACACAGCCTTGGCCCGCTTGATTGCGGCGGCGACTAGGGGGTCGGTCGTCATGCCGCCGGCTTGTCCTTGGGTGGCGTCTCGATGGTCGTCGTGCGCGTCGCCGTGTCGACCTGAGTGATAGTCGTCCCGTCTGGAATGGGGAGCACGTCGATTCCGCTGTCCAGCTTCGGCCGCAGCGTGTTCCATGCCGCCAGAGCCGTAGTGATAAAGCCGATCGTCACGCCGATCTTGCCTTGCGTGGAAAGCCCCGTTTTCACCGCCCATGCGACGGCGATGCCCGAGGCTGCAAACGCGTACCCGACCAGCGTAATCAACCGGTGGAGCTTGAGCTTGGTGGGCGGGTAGATGAGCGCGACGATCTTGGAAAGCAGTGCTTTCATGGGGGGGCCTTTCGTCAACGGTGAAGTCGCAAGTACAGTAACACCAGCAGCGTGCAAACCACAATGGCCGCTGGCGTCGCCAGCAGTTCGATCCAACGGCGCTGCACGTAGCTGCGCTCCTCGCTGGCTACGTGGTCCCGAAGCTCGCGGAGTTCGGCTGTGCGTAGGATGAGCATCTGATCGAGGTTAAAGAGTGCCCCGCCCGGCGCCCGGCAAGCGTCAGCGTGGGCCGTCCACTCCTTGCGAACGTAGGACTCCAACTCGCGATCTGACATTCTGGAGAAATGCGAAATGCCAGGCACGGACACAACCGGCATTTTAGGCGTCTTGGCTTCGGCCCACCCAACAGGCTTGTCGACCTCGCCGCTCATCCCTTGTCCTTCACTGCCGTTAGGTTTGTACTCGATGACTTGAGGGCTGCCAAGATCAACTCTTGATTGGCGACCTCGCAACGGAACGTGCATCGCTGATGTGATTCCGAAATCACGCGGAGGTTTGCGCGCAGAGACTCCATGTCCTCAGCGTGCTCGCGATCGATGCTGTCGAGCCGCCGGTCGAGGTCATCAAGCTTGCGCAAAATCGCGCCAATGTCGTCGGCGCTCATCGCACCCTCCTCGGCGCCGCGTCGTCGATGGTGTGAGGCTTGGACAGATCGTCATTCTCCTCTTGCAGTCGGCGCTTCTCTTCGAGCAACCGCTGCCTCTCGGCCGCGTCGATTTGCTTCTCGAAGGTGGCGGCCAGCTTTTCGTTGCTGTTCCTGATCGAATTCGCGGCCCCTGTGATTTCGCCACTGAGCTTTTCGACAGCCTGCTCGATCAGCTCTTTGCGCTCAATCTTGGCTTCGTCATGTGACAGCCTGATCACGCCTTGAATGCCCGCGAGCAAATTCGACTGCGTGTCGCGAATGGCCGCCAAAGAGTCGCTTCTCGTGGCCTGGAGGTTCAACGTCATGGCGTTCAGCGAGCTGGTAAACGCCGCCATGAACTCGTTGTACTTCGATTCCCTGGCTTCATCGGCCCGGACCTTGGCTTTGTCAGCCTCAAGCCACCGCGTGAACATCCCCTTGAGCATCCAGATGAGGACGCCGATCACCACGCCGAGTAGCCCGAGGATGGGCGCCATCACGGCCCCCAAAGTGCCTGAACCGCTCAGTGTCTTTAGTGCCTCTGGTCCCATGGTGTCTGTGCTGCTCCGGTCGCGTGGTGCTCAGTCCAGTCTCGGTCGTGAGCTGTTTCGGCGTCACTGTGGTGCTCAGACTAGTGGACTACACACAGTAAATCAGGATCCCCATTTGTTCGATACGTCATGCCGGCCGTCAATCCGCCAGCTAGGGCTGCAGCGTTGTTAGCGTAGATAGGACGGCCGGAGAGGGTCAGTTTTCCGCCTGGACCGAGTACTACCCAGTTGCTAATCCCTCCCCCAGTACCATTTGACGTCCACAGTGTAATTGTCCCTCCTGCTGCGGATGGCGCAATAGAGATGGCGGCGCTCCCCAGTCCCGCATT